CGCCGATACTTTTCACGCCCCGCAGCCATGCGGTATCCTCGCCTGTGGCGCCTCTGGCCTTCGGCAGCGCCTCGAACGGGCGGCGTTCCCAGGTGGCACGCCAGTAGGCGAGGGATGAGCCGAGGCAGTAGCGCGGGTCGTGGTTGGAATAGAGCCAGGCTTCGCCGGGATCCAGCTCATGGGGCTGTATTCCGATTTCATAATCCCGATGCGTGTATTCCGTAGGTTCCCGCCAGAAGAGCATCTCGCGGTAGCCTACCGCTTCCGCCCCGCTCGATTGCAGCAGTTCAACTTGTTCGGCGATACGGGCGGGGCTACTCAGGTCGTCGTCGTCCCAGTGAATCAGGATGTCCGGATTGAACTCTTCGCAGGCATGCAGGTTGGCCGCGTTGCGCAGTTCGCCTATGGTGCGGCCCTGCGCATCCGCTCCATGCGCGATGAGGCATCCCCACCGGTCGTTGACCGGCGAGAGCGCCGCCGGGTCGCTCCAGATGCTCTCGTCGGTAACCTTCCCGGTGTCGTAGACCAGCAGGAAACGCGGCGTGTACGTCTGCCGCCGGAAGCACTCCACGGCCCGCTTCGCCATCGCGGGGCGGTCGGCGGTTAACATCACGCAAACAACAGTAGGCTCAGGCATACTTGCGATGCTCTTTCTTATGGCATGCCGCACATAACCACTTCACCTCAAGCTTTTTGGAATAGTCTTCGTGGTGAGCCTGTGATTGTTCACTGCCACACGATTCACATGGCTGTCGCACTAAATGCCCTTTGCGAACGGCATATTGAACAGCTTGGTGAGCAGCCCGTTTTACCGGATTCGCTTTTGCCCATGCAACAGTCTTCGCAAGTGCCTTCTGTGGAGGAATCTTGTGTATTACTCGGTGGCCGCTGGAAGCATAATCCCTGAGCCTTATCGCCCTGCACGGCTTACAGGGACTGGATGGTTTACCGCGATAGCCGACCTGGAAATGATCGGGAGTCTTGTTTTCTCCGCAGTCATAACAGTGAACCATGCCAGCGGGAGGCTTGACTAACTTATGGCTTCGACGTTTCACGCAGCACACGGCGGGCGGGGTCATGCGCGGCCCTCCGCTTCGGCGATGGCCGCACGCACCCAGTCGAGGACCGGGCAATGGCCGATGGGATGAATGTGCCTGTTGTGGATCTCATCCGCGAGATGCCCCTCGGCCCGCTTCAGTGCGTCGAGTAGATCCGGTGCGGCGGCGATCAGGCGCGCGTTGGCGTTCCGCCCCCCCATTGAGACATAGTTCAGGACCGGGTGAACCGATGCGATTTTCAGGTTCGAGCCGTCTTTGGCTTCAGCCCAGACCGCCCCGCTTTCGACATACCACGGTCCAGGCGTGTGCTCAGATGGCCGAAATGACATAGCTTCCCTCCCCGCCCAGCACCGCCGTCTGTTCCCTCGGGACCACGCGCATGAACGAAAAAATCAGCGCCTCGGCCCGGTCGGGCGACGGCACGCCCAGCTTGCGCATGTCTTCCTTCGACCGGATCTCGGTCAGCCCGCGCGCCGTCTCCCGATACAGCATCGTCGAAAGCTGCGCCTCACACTCCTCGTCTGCAAGCCCCGATACCTCGCCCGCCTTGAAATACCCGCGCGTGGCGAAGTAAGCCTCCGACTTCCCGTTGAGGAACTGCTCCGCATCCATGGCCCGCTGCTGCGCATTGAAGCCGTAGACGTCGAAGCCCAGCTCGACGATCCGCCGCGCGAAGTGGTAGCCGATGCCCGTGATATCGACCACGACGGTGCCGAGGCGGTACAACGGATACCGGCGCAGCGTGTGCAGCACGGCCACGACGCTGCCGAGCGGGTCCGGTTCGTGCCAGGCGTGCTGCTCGAGGATAATGCCCGCCACCCGGGCGCATAGTGTCGTTTCGTCGTCGCCCGGGCCCGCCACGTCGATCCCCACCTGGATCGGGAAGCGCCGCGAGGCTTCGAGTTCCAGCGGGCTGGGGTCGCGTTTGGCCCGCTCGATCCAGGCCAGCTCGAAAACACTGTAGGGCGATTGCGTGGGGAACTCGGCCATCACGCGCGAGAGGAACTTCGGATGCTTCGGGCCCCAGGCGATGTAGCGCTCTTTCACCCAGCGGCGCGTGATCAGAAACGGCAGCAGCGCCCAGTCGAGCAGTTCTTCGGGCAGGCTCATCAGCTCCTCGAACGTGAGCGGCAGGCCCGTCGCCGGGTTCTGTAAATTGGGCGTATCGAAGGCCGAGATCGAAATGCAGTTGTGGATGGCCCGCCCGCGGTGGAAGGCGTCGAAGAACTCGCCCACCGGGATAACGGGGTTGCCCAGCTTCAGCACGCGCACCCGGCCGCCGGCGCGGATGCCTTCGATGGCGTCCCAGATTTCTGGTTCGATACCCGGCGCTTCGTCGGCTATGATCAGCACGTCGTTGCCGTGCAGGCCCTGCACGTTGACGCCGCGCGAACTGCTGGCTCCGATGGCGTAGCGCTCGTCGTTGACTTTGAGCGCGGTCGTCGTCGGCTCCGGCAGCAGGTGTTTCACGTGGCTCGTCGAACGGGCTATGGCAATTTCGCCCCAGAACGTTTTCACCTGCCTCAGTGTGGGCGCGGTGATGAACGCTTTGCCCTGCGTGTGGCGCACCAGCCAGTAGAGCGGCAGGCCGGAAGCGACGAACGTCTTGCCGCTCGCGTGACAACCTTTGACGGCTGTAAGCGGGTGCTGAACCACCGAGCGCGCGATCTCCCGCTGCTTCGCCCACAGGCGGCGGCAGAGGATGGCGTCACTGAACAAGTCGGGCTGCAGGAAGTACTCCGCCCTGCGCCCGGCCGTCGGCTTCGGCAACGATGCGGTCGATGTCGGCAAGATTGAAATTCCGGTCCTTTCCGTCGATATCCACGAAGCGGTGATCCGAGGTTTCGCGCCACCCGAGGCGCGTCTTGGCGTAGAAGCAGAGCGCCCATGCCTGGCCTTCCTGCATGGCCTTCGCGATCCCGGTCATGCAGATGCCGTCCAGTTTGTCTTTGGCGATGCGCAGTTCGCGGGCAAAGTGCCTGCGTATACTGGCGTCCGAAAGGCCCTTTTCGCCGATGCAGCCGCCAATCTGATGCTGATCCTTGCCGCACGCGGCCATCACGGTCACGGTCGCCCTGTCGGCATCGGTGGGGCGGTAGGGCTTCGGCCCGGAATTGGGGCGCGCGCCGCCGCGTTTGCTTTTATAGCGCGAAGTGTTCAAACCCGCGCCTCCCGCTTCAGCTTCTCCAGTTTGGCTTTTTTACCGTCCAATGCCTGATCGTTCTTCCGCGGGTTGCGCTCGTAGGGCTTCAGCCGCGCAATGGGCCAGTACTCGATGTGCATGCGGGGCGGGGCTGGTTTCTTACGCATGGGCACTCACTGCGCGCCCGGTTTCGCGCTGGGGCGGGATCTTCGCCAGATCCGCGCCGCCCGGTTTGATATCGGCGAGTTCCCGCAGCGCCCATTCCACGAGTTCAGGCTCTCTGTGACCGCAATCGGCGCTGTTCGAACCACAGATCCAACAACTCCAGATGGGCATGGCTAGGCGACCACCTCCGCATTGCCCGCCAGAATGGCCCGCGTCTCTTCGTTCGCCGCACTGGCCGCCTGCAGCCGTTTGATGCGTTCGATCTCTTCCGCGGTTGCCGGCTTCGGCTGCCTGCCGCGGTCGGCCTGCCGCGTCTCGGCAATCGCCCGTATCAGCGCCGCTACTTCCGTTTCGTCGCTGCGCACGACCGTGGGAGCCAGCGGGAATCCCCGGACCGCGTTGAGATCCTTGCCCGCGAAAGACGCGAGCGCGATTTCGTTCGCTTCCGCATCCGCGCTTACCTCGCCCGCGGCGAGCCGGAGCACCGGCGCGGCCGGAAGCGCTTTCATGCCGGGATTCAGCTGCTCGCGGGTCATGCCGTCCGGATAGATCGCCGAAGCGCATTCGATTCCGTCCCGCGGCCTGAATTTCATGCAGAACACGGCGCGCAGTTCGCCCGGGCCTTCCCACTTCGAAAAAGCCCCGCTGGTCATCGCCGACACGAGCCAGCGGACCTGCTCTTCGTTATGCGCCATATCGCCGACCATGCGCACAACCGCAAGCCTGGCTCCGGGTTCCGATGGATAAAACGGCAGAATTGCCAGCTCGGAAACAAGCTCGTTAATCACTTCGAAATTCATAACGGCGATCTCCCTTCCGCGATACGCTTTTTCACCAGGTTCCGAACACTTTCGGCAACGCCTTCCTTTCGCTGAACCGGCGCCCGGGTTCCGTTCCGGTAGCCGTTCACGTCCACCGCGCGTTTGTAATCCTCACGCAGCCAGTAGCCGAGCGTGGTCGAGGTCTGCAGCCCGGCCTCGACCCGTTCGCGCAGGCACCCGATTGCGCGCTGCTTTTGAGCGGCGTCGAGCCCCGTCCAGTGCTTGTAATTCCGCGCGAAATCCTCGTCGATGGCGTCGTGTTTGTGCTGGCGCCATGCGGCCACGAGCGGCGCATAGGATTCGTCGACCTGCCAGTCCGGCTGGCTTTTCGGGGTTGAAATCGGGAGGGGAACCGGCGGCGGCGGAGGCGGCGGGTTTTCGTTTGCCGGCTCCGGCTCCGCTACCTCAGAAGCTTCTCCACCACCACCACTCTGCTCTCTATCTCTATCTCTATCTCCCTCTGCTCTCCCTCTCCCTCTTGGTCCGGACTTTTTTGTGTATTCGTCCTTATATTTCATTATGTTAGGGACTTCAATCTTGATTCTTCCGTCGTCCATTGGCACTACATTGAGCAGTTTGCGGCCGAGTAAAGTCAACAATGGAGTCACAGTGCGGTGGTGAAGACGGAACAATGCGCACCACTTGGAGAGCGAATGAATCGCGTATGGTTCCATCTTTCCCGGCTCCATCGATGCGGCAATGTCCTCGACAATGAGCCAGTAAATGCCGTATGCGACAGGGCCCGCCGTCTCGATAATCAGGTCCACTTCCCGGTCTGCGTGCGCCATCGAAAGATGCTTCAGCCATCGCATGCTTTACGCCACCTCCGCTTTCGAAACCGCCGTCTGCATCCCGGTACGCCGCCATTGCCGCGCCTCAAGCCGGGGGTTCAGTTTCCAGTAGGCGTCCGCCCAGGCCTTCCGTTCGCCTGGGTCGAAGATCCGACCGGGATTGTTGACGAGAACGTGCACTATCCAGTCCTTCCACTTCAGGGGCTGGCTAACAGGCACGGTCTGCGAGCGGGGGCGGTCAGCCATGAACCGCCCGTTTCTTCGCCGGCGCCGGTTTCACCGCCCGCAGCATCCGGTTGCCGCAGCGGTGCTCAAGGCCCGGGGTTATACCCGCATGGCACCGCGGGCAGAGGATCTGCAGATTGGACGAGACGACCGCGCCCTGGTCGTCCCACTCCATTGCGATACGGGTGTAGCTCTGGCGGTTGGCGCGCAGCGGGGGCTCAGGCATAAAGCGCCTCCGCGGGGTTATGACGCCGCCGACGATTGTGTGTACTTTGTGTGTACTTTGCCGAAAAGGCCACGGTCCTATACGTAACGGTACCGGTAGCTAAGTTATTGTTTCTACAATGATGTGTAAGCCTGAGATGACATGGTTTAGCGCCCTGAAATGGCTTCGAACCAGTAGGCCGGGAGTTCGAGTCTCTCCGGGCGCACCACTTAACTGTTTTACAATCAATCAATTAACAACCTCACCAGATTTCGCCTTGCCAGGATTGTGTGTATTGCTGTGTGTACTTTTGGCCTGCTCCGCGAGATACGCCTCCATCTTGCGCCCGGCCTCGTGAACGTCGCGCTCGTCGATGATGTTGTAGCGGTCGAGCATAGAGCGCGTCCGGTGCCCTGAGATCAGCATGGCCTGCTTCTCGGGAATGCCCGCCCGGATCATGTTGCGGATGGCCGTGCGGCGCAGGTCATGGACATACAAACCGGGCACTCCCGCGCGGACGCATGCGCTGTTCCAGGCGGTCCTGGTCTGGACGATTTTCTTGCCCTGCCACGAGACAATCGTGATCCCGCGGGCCGAGTCCGCACAGGCCATATCGAGCCACGCGCGAAGCTCCCCGTAGAGCGGAGCGGTGCGCGCCTGTTTGCTTTTCGTCTGGCGCTTCTCAAGGCGGATCGTATTGGCGGCCCAGTCCACCTGATCCCAGCGCAGCCCGAGAATCTCTCCGCTGCGCATCCCGAGGTGGTAGCCGATGACAAGAATCAACCGCTGATGAGGGGGCAGCTCGTCGCGCAGCTTCACATACTGATCCGGCAACAGGAAACCCTCGCGCACATTGTCGGACTCGTCAAGCATGGGGATCTTCGGAATCTCGGCCACAAGGCGCGGCCGGTTCTCGAAGCCCAGCACGTAAGCCCGGTGAAGCCCTTCCAGCCAGCGGTTGACCGAGGCATTGGTGCGTCCCAGAATCTTCTTCTGTTCGACGAATGCCGTGATCAGTTTCGTCGTAAGACGGCTCGCTGGAATCTTCCCGAACGCGGGGCGCAGGTGCAGCCGTACATACGTTTCCGCATCGTAGTAGCCCTTCGTGTTGCGCTTGGCGGCAAGATAGAGGTCAAGCAGATGACCGATGGTGGCTTTACCCGGAACGATCTGGCCGGTGTCCACTTCGGCGCGGCGCGCGTTGAGCAGTTTAATGGCGTCGCTCTTGCTGGCTGAGCCCGACGATTCGCGCCGCTCCTCGCCCCCGACGTAATAACTGATCCACCAGATTTTCCCGCGCAGGAACGGCCTGGCTGTGCCGCGTTCACCCTTGGGCATCTATACTCCTTCCCGCGGAGCCCGGTCTATATACCGGTCGAGGTCGCGGCGGTCGAAGCGGTGCTTGGCGTCGATCTTCACGACCGGCACTTCACCCACGGCCACTTTATGCCGGAGCGCGACCGAAGTCATGCCGAGATATTGGGCGGCCTGATCGATATCGAGCAGCCGCTGGTTGCATCCCGCCATCTTCTCCAGCCTCAGGGCCACTGCATCGGCGATGGCATCGACCAGAGCATCTCCCGCGCCGTTCATATCATTCTCAACCTTTCACTGAAGCCAGCAAATCCAGCTGACCCCTTGCCATATCGCCCGAATGCAGCCAGCCGAACTCCCGGTCGTACTGCTCAATGAACCACCCCAGATCGTCCACGCCCGACCACACAACCCCGCCGCGGGCCCGCTCCCGCGTCTGCCAGGCCTTCTGGTCGCAGAAGGTGCAGCGCTTGCGTGTGCCCCGGTTCTGGAGGCAACGGCAGGCCATCCTCGCGCGGGGCTTCTTCAGCTCAACCCAGAGCGCGAGGGTGACAGCGTAATTATGGGGGTTGGGCAGGAAATACAGAAACAGGAAATCCGCCATGCCGGGCTCGCAGGTCGAGAACTGCCCGGGCACGATGGTCCGCTGCATTCTGATCGCACGCCAGCCGCGGGACTCCATCAGCGACCTTATCTGCGAGGTGATGTCGGTCTCACTGAGAGGCAGAGCGGGCGCGGCGAAACGTATGGCGAGGCTCATTCCTCCACCGCGATTCGATCTGACTCCTCTTTGAGCGATCCCCTGTCAATCAGGAAATCGGTCTCGGCATCGAGCGCATTGGCATGAACGAGCTTCGCGTGCGATTCACTGCGCAAACGGGCGCTGTTACGTCTGCGCTCGGCGCATGTCAGGTTTTCGCGCAGCACATATACTTCATCAACTTCATCGTCTTCAGCCCTTTTCCGGGTCGCCGGATACCGCTGCTGGAGCCTGAACTCAAACAGATCGCCCTGTTCGGATTCCCTCTCGCCTTCTTCCTGACGCTTACGGCAAACCATTCTCGCCATCTGGCGAAGTTCGAGAATCGCCGCGTGGCTAACCAGAAAAGGCGCTTCTTTATCCGGGTCGATTTTATTAAGCACCACCACCGCCAGATCCCGCGGCGAAATCTCAACCATCCCTGCGTCGTTGAGCTCGCCGTATTTTACGCGCATGATCCCGGTGAGCTGTTCCGAGTTAAGCTGCTCGTCCATCACAAGCGACCTCCTTCAATTCAACGAGTAACGTTAGCGCCATGGGCAGAAGACGCCGACAGTCCTGGCGCATTGGGTTTGTCATAGTGACGAACAATTCGCTGAGATCCCGGTCGAAAATTCCACTGCGCTCGAAATCCTTGAGGTGCCCCCATAGCCACAGGGCATCCATATCGACCTTTGGCATTGGATTCTCGCGCAGAGTATTAGCGTTGATGATCCCTTCGGTTGTCGGCTTCGGGCCGTCGCCATTGACGGCGCGCTCGAATTCTTCCTCCGGCACGTTGGCTAGTTGCTGCCACTTTGAGGACTGGTCGCGGGTGATGCCGAGATCCACCAAAGTCGTGCCGCTCGATTTTGGAGAGATATTTGCTTTGGATCGCCCTGCGTCTCCGGGCTTCAGCCTTTGTCCCGTTGCGGCCATATCGCGCAGCAATTCACCGGCGCGGCGCTCCGCACGGATGCGTACCTCACAGCACTTCCGCTCCGCTTCCACGTTTCGCGCCTGCTGGGCATAGACTTCGAGGGCCTTGGCTTTGTCGCGAAGATCCTTAACCTCGTCAACACTGCAACAGACAGCAATGGCCGTACACATGGCGTCATAGCGGATAAGCCCGAGCGGCGCGCTCACTCGTAGTACTCCCGATCTTCCTTGCCGGCCGGCGGATTCTTCGGCTTCGGATGCAGCCATTCGGCACGGTCGCGCTCTTCGGTCCACCAGACAACCGCGAGGATCGCCAGCCAGGCGGCCACCGCAGCGATGTAATACCACGGATGCATAACCTACTCGACCGCTGCCGCCGTCCGGCTGCGCAAAGCCTTCTTCACCCCGGCCTCAGTGATTTCAAGCGGCAGCTCCTCCTGCTTCGTGTAGCTGACCTTCAGCACCCCCTGGTGCTCGCCGATCTGCCGGATATAGCCGTCCACCAGCCCCGCCGTATCCGCTGCCGAGGACCGCACGACGAAGCGCAGCTCGCGCCGTTTCGTCTCGTCCTTCTCGACGCTGACCATTTTGAAATCGCCCACGTCCCGGATGTCGAACTGGATCTCTCGCGCGCGCAGCTCTTTGTGGCCCGGCGTCAGAACCAGGTGCGTGGCGTGCAGCTCGCCCGACAGCTTGGCATCGGTCACGCTGCCGCCGGGGTCTTCCCAGCCCATCTCCTCCATGACCGGCGTCGTGAACTCGGAGGTGAAATGCACTCTGACAAAAGCGCCTCCTTCCTCCTGGCGACCGTCATAATATCTGACGTAGGCACCGCGAAATACGATCGACTCTGCCATAGCTGCTCCTCGGTTACTTCCGCACCAGCGTCTGTTTCCCCATCGACAGGTCGGCGCCCTCGACATCCCGGCCGCTGTCGATGGCCTTCTTGATGGCCCGCTTGTCCACGGCAATCGTCACCGTAGTGCGCTTGAATTCCTCCGGGATGGCGGCTTCGTCCGTGATCACGACTGAAGCCGGAACCGCGCGCAGCAGGAAGGTGGCGGTGCGGCCCTCGAGCTTTTTGTCGCCGAACCGCTCCATCACACCCTGCACGTACTTCCGCACGCGGTCTTCGCGCGATTCCCATGCCGAGCACCGGGCGTGCAGCCGCTCGATCTCGGCCTTCGCCGCGTTCTGCTGGGCCTCGCACTGGGCCAGATACCCGGCGATGCCGTCCACTTTCCTGGTTTCGGCCTCGAGGTAGCGGGCGATATCCGCCTCGGCTTCCGCCTTCAGCTCCGGCGAATCAATCATCTCCAGGCTATCGAAGAGGGCCTGCAAATGGTCGGTGATCTCAAAAAGCGTACCCGCCGGAATCAGTTCGGCCACCGCGCTCGCCATCAGCTTGCCTCCGTAGCGGACCATTCGTCCGGCAGGGCATCGTTGCCAACCGTCGCCGGCTGTTCCCCCGCCCGGACCGCCTCCAGCATTTCGAGGGCGGCCATGCGCGCGGGCTTCGTCGATTTGAACTCGTTCGCGTGCTCGACGCCCTGTCTGCCGAGGGCGCTGTAATAGCAGCGCGCACCGCCGTCGTCGCCGAACAGCGACATCAGATTCTTTTTGAGGTTCGCGAAGACCTTCAGCGTGCTCTTGATGTCGGTCATTTGTGCGAACATCTTCTGCGCGTCCGCATCGGCGAAGACCGCGACAACCGGCTGCGGCTCCTGCTTCGGCGGATCGGCGATGGCGCGCTTCACGGCCTCCGGCACCGCGGCCCGCTTCATCTCCGTTATCCTGCGCTGTGCCACATAGTCAGCCGCGGCCTGTGTGCCGACCGGGTGGCCGCCGGTATCGATCTCGCCGGTGGACATATCCACGGTCACGCGCCGCGCTTCGCTTACGCTGTCGATCTCCGACTCGTCGAGGAACCCGAGGCCGCAAAGAGAAAGAGTCACGCGCCGCTTGGCCTTCGTCTCGGCCTTCATGATGCAGTTTGCCCGGGCTTCGCCCTGCACCTTGTCGATAGGGACCGCGCCGGTCGATTCGTCGGTACGGCCCGCGGCGGTTCTGGCCTCGGCCGTCACGATGTATACGCCGTCGATCACTTCCTTCGCGACCAGCTTGATCGAGATCGAATCGCGCGCCCGCAGCTGGTCCGTGCAGTTCTTGGTGGCATACAGGGTCAGCTTGCTGTTGAGCGAGATGTAATCGAAAGGCTTGGTCAGCGGGTTGAGCCGCAGCGATTCGCACACCGCCCCGTAGTAGCTGATGCGCTGCGGGGGCGTCAGTTTAGCCAGATCGCCGGCCATCAGCACCGCCTCCATGATGTCCGGCATCGGGACCGGGTTCGCCGGGGCTGTGCGCGCCACTTCCGTAATTCCGTTAACGCTCATAACTGTTCACTTCTCCCTTTTGAAAATTCACCGGGCATCAGGCTTCCACCCCGTCGAGGTCCATCGCGGCATCGAGGATGGCGGCCACCGGCTGCGGCGCGTCGTCCTCCCAGGCCATCTCCGGCGTGCCCCCTGAAATGGAATTGATGAACGACCGGAAAGGATCGGCCACCTGCGCATTACGCTCGGGCGCCCTGTTCCGCCACGTTTCGCAGCCCCGGCAGGCGCAGCCCGCGATCCCCGTGTCGTCGCCCGCCCTGCGCCGTCTGTAGTGCCGGATGGCCATAGTACCGTGGGTACTAATGCGCTGAGGCGGTACTTTCGGGCTATTGACAGAAGTTAATACAGGTGTAGAAGATTTCATTTGGCGGTCCATTATGACGGTCTCGCAGTCAAGTATCTCTGTATGGCCAGCGTTGCCGCTTCGTGCAGTGCGAGCCCGTCAACGGCGCATTTGATTTTCAGCTGGCGATGCAGATCGGACGGAATCCGCACATTGACATGCTCCCTCTGCCCTTCTGCCTCCGACCGCTCAGTGATAGTCTGATTCATGATGTTTTGCTCATTTGCTCCACGAACAGATTATGGGCTAACTAGGTAATCGTGTCAATAGGCAATTTGCTAATTATTGGGAAGGGTGGCGCACTTGAAAGATAAGTGGCCGAGATGGTCTCCGGATAAAGATATCGCTGATCGATGGGAGAAATTCGTTGCCGCCACCGAGACACGGGAGCGACGCAAGAACCTGGGAAATCGCCTTGTTAATGAGGCGATTAGAGCGTACTTGAAAGCACAGTCTGAAGGAGAAGATGCGACCGGCAAAAATTCCGGCAAAAATTCAGTTTTGTCGGATAAAGTGATGTATTATTCCATTCATATCGCCCGCGCAATAGATTATTCCGCGCAATTGGCCAGCATTCTTGGTGAGGCATTGACCGAGCTGAGGATCGTAACCGGCGATACGAGAGGAAGCGATGCCTTTATCAAACGTCACCCCAGCCCGTTCATCGAATCTGCGCCGGATGCCGCCAGCGAAAGCGTCAGAGCTGCTGAGGCAGCCTATAATGCCTGGCGCGAATCCGGTCAGCCTACTGCTGGATCTGCCGACCGTGAACTGGGACCGGCTGGAGACAATTCTGCACCTAAGAAACGCAATCGTCCGGGATCATCTGGCGGGGCTGCTTGACACGGGCGGTCACGATGTGCAAGTGCGCCGGGAGAGAATTCGCGGCGAAATCCGGGATGTGCTGGTGGTCGACGGCGAGAGCTTTGGGGGGGGGGGGGGGGTGCTGAAAACATAACCGCGGCGGCATGACTCCGGCCGCACGCTGGTACCGGTACTCATGCTCTGTTAAGCGCCGGTCTTTTGGCGCACACTGACCGTATGAAGGCCAGATGGATCTTGGTTGCGGTATTCCTTCTCATTGTCTATATGTCTTCGACATACAAGGACAGAGTTTCGCCCGAAGAGCAGGTGCAGTCCAACCGCGTCGTATTGGAATACAATTGCCGAGGACTGAGAATTAAAGCGGTCGGCAGCATGAGCCCCGACGATTTCACGGAAATCAATCGGTGTCGGATTGCCGGGTTATGGAAGAAAGAGTCCTAGCGCACCCTCGTACCGGTACTTCCGGCCTTTCAAAACACCGTACACTGGCGCACACTGACCGTATGAAACGGTTTGCAGCGGCACTTATAACGGCGGTACTCGTCAGCGGTTCGGGGATGGCCGGGGAGCCAAAGCGTTTGTTTGTCGATCCTGCTCCGCAATGGGAGAGCGACGGCTTGGCGACGCGGTCGGAATTCACGAGCGCGGTGGTGAAGTCCTGCCCGGCGATTGTCAGCCTCACGGACAGCCGTGAATCGGCCGACTACTCCGTTGAAGTTTTCCGGACTCCGGATTCCGGTGATTCGGCTGTTGTTTACTTTAACGGACACGCTGCATATTCATTCGCCCACAGTACGCTCGGCATAATAGCCGAAAAGGTATGCGATTACATCGAGAGGGAAAACAGGACGGTGGCGCCCGTCGTGGTAACGGGGGGCAATACCTCGTCTGCGTACGACCGGAATGTGATGCTGGCAGGCAAGTACCAGCTACCGCAAGGCACCCCCGGGCAGGTGGTTTTCTTCAATTTCAATCCCGGCATTAGCGGCGTTTACGGCGTCACTGTTTATTGCGATGGCTCGGAACTGGTACGACTTAAGGAGCATCGAAAATACTCCTGGACTGCGATGCCAGGCAGTCACGAATGTTACGACAAAAACGATGCAAAACGGCATATGCAACCGCTCCGGATAGTCGTGAATGCAGGGGAGACAGTATATGTCATAGTTCAGCAGAGCGGCTTTCCTATTCATACCGAAATGAGCCTCTACGACATCGACATCAACAGCCCAGATTTCCGTTCGCTGAGGCCGGTAACGGACCGATGAACCTGCCCGCGTTGTACGACTGCAAGGAGGGCAAATGAACAACTGGGGACCGGCGCTTATCGTTCTGCTCGGCATCGCGGGCGGTGTTCTCTACTCGAACTCGCGGATCACGGATCTGAAAGACGCTATGACGAAGCGGTCCGACGATCTGAAGGACTCGATGAACAAGCGCTTCGACGATCTGCGGGACCTGCTCAAGTCGGAAGTCAAACGGCTGGAAGAACGCATCGCCCACACCCGGGTCTGAAGCGCCGATGGATAACAACGTCCTCATAGCCCTGATCGGCGCGTCCAGCTCGGGCCTCGTGGCCATCACGGCCCTGCTGCTGAACTACCGCGGGTTCGCCTCGCTCGACGCCCGTCTCCTCGCGCTTGAAACCCGCGTCGATAACCGGCTGAACATGATGCAGGGCGACATGAAAGCCATGAACAAAACCATGACCGCGATTGAAATCGACGTTGCGAGGCTGAAGAACAAGGCCGGTATTTCGTGACCGACATTCAGCTGTATCTGGCGATCGGGCTGCCGGCCCTGATGGCGCTTCTGAGCATCGGGGTAAACGTGGCTCTCTACCTCCACGTGAGCTCGACTCTGACCTCGACCAATGCGACCCTCAGCTCGACGCTGACATCGAACGTCGCGACTCTGACCGCCACCATGAACAACCGGTTCGATGCAATCGACCGCCGGTTTGAATCCATCGAACGGCGTCTGGAGCTAATCCAGGGCGACTGCCACCAGATGGACATCCGCCTGACGAAGCTGGAGAAATAACAAGCCTTTACTGGGGTGCGGACTGGCTTGCGAGTTCCGCGGCGACGGTGCCGGCGAGACCGGAAAGCTGACCGGCCTCGGCCGCGTTCCCGGGCGAGGCGATCGTCACCACGGCGGGCGCGACAGTGGCTGCCACTTCGAGGATTTTCAGCAGGACGCCCCAGTTGAATCCGCTCCAGAAGGGATGCGACTGGTGCGCGAGCGGGATCGCCTGCGGAAGCGGCGGTGCAGTGACGGAGGCCATGAATCCACGTTACACCAGTGCCTGCTATGTGATCACGAACATTATCGGCTGTATGGCAGTTGTATCGAGCACTGCGTAGACGACGGTTTTTGAGATATCCACTCCTTCAGGCGGCGAAGCGACCGCATATTCCGTCGTCTTCGAAACATCGACGCCCGTGGCCGGCAATTAGCTGCTCCTGAGATTGACCTGTAATGCGTTTATTTCCGCTGTCGTGAATGCAATACCGGTAACGGGATTTACCAGCATCAGCCGTTCATACGTCGCAAATGCCGTCGTAAGCCCCGCCGGCGAGCCCGCATCGACCGATCCGCCCGAATTGATGCCGAGCGCCACGTCCGTTGCGGCAGCGCCCGCCGTGTTTGCTGCGCGCATGGCTTCCTTCACGGCTTTGATCGCAAACGCGCCCGAGGGAAGATCGGTCAGATTGAACTGTTCGTCCTGCGTTGCCGTGTTGGTGCTGACCACGGTCGCGTCGTTGACTGTGGTCTCGTTTACATCGGTGAAAGCGCCCGTCCAGTTATCGGTTGTCCCGGCGGCGTTCGGAGCCAGCGTCACCAGCGAGAACGCGCGCGTATCCTGATCGGCGATAACGACCTCGGAAATAACGGTGCTGGTCGCGCCCGAGTTCCCCGTCTGCGCCGCCTGGTCGATATCGGTCATATCCGGAACTGCCGCGTTCCCGCTGAACGCAATAACCGCTGCGCCGTTCCAGAAGACGGTGACGGCAGCACTGGCGCCATAGTTAACGACCTCGACGTCGAGCTTGCCGGTTACATTTCCGGCCGCCCACGAATTCAGGGTTTCGGCGGCCAGTTCCGTGGCCGTGGCTGTCACTCCGTAGTATTTGATGAGCGCGATTTTAGTGGCACTGGCCGCGGACGAACCGACCCACAGACCCGAATTGGCGCCGGAGTTCATCAGCCCGAACATGCGGACCGACGCGGCGAGATTGTTTCCGGAAACCTGCATGCTCATCCACAAAGACGTCAGAGGTCCGAACGCGACCGAGCGCATCGTTCCCGCGGACGCGCTGAGCGAGCAGCGCGCGTAGCCCGCCCGGAATCCGCTCAGACCGACCAATGGATTCGTCGGGAAATCGATATCCTCGCCGCCGCACCACAGAATCGCCATGTTTATCTGGCCCCCGCAAACGTAATCGCCACATCCGCCAGGGTCGCGTCCGCGCTCGATGGCGCGATCACCTGCATCCGGTCGCCCGCCGCGAAAGTCTGCGCCGCCCCGCTTGTCGTTGTGAATGTCACGACGCCCCCGGTCGATACAACGACTGTCCCGATGGACGAGCCGTTTTGTTTGACCGTGTAAGTCGCTGTTGCCGTCGGGTTAACGCCCGCCGTGCCATGCGAGCCCCCGAAGTTTCCGGCGAACGAAACCGCGCGGTTGAAAGTCAGGATGAGGACCGTTTGCGCGGCGGCGGGAAGTCCCGTAAGCGAGCACACTACGTCATAGGGAGAGCCGGTATCAATGGACGGCCCGGTCGCGCCGATGACGCCGACCGATCCGCCTCCGCCGCCTCCGCCGGCCATCTGTTCCCAGAACGCGAGATAGCTTTCGACCTGAGAGGTATTGATGACCGTGACCGTGTACTGGTAATGGCCGCCCCCCGGCACGCCCGCCTGGTCCATGTAAGGCTGCGCCGGGACGATCTCCGCCGCCACTTCCTGGACTACGTAATCGCCGTCGATCTGCTGCGACATGGCGATGGCCGTGGGCGCCACGATGGAATAGGAAAGCCCGGAGAAGCCGCCCGGATTGCGCGAAGTTTCGACGACCGTGCCGCTGTCGAATACCGTAATCGGGAACGGCCCGGTATGGCCCGAAAGGGTCATCGGCTGGCCGACCATATCCGCCGTGAATAAATCGCCCGATACCCACTGAATCAGGTACGGGCCGCCGATGCCGCCGACGATGGTATTGACCACGCCCGTGAAGGTGCGCAGCGCCGCGAGATGAATCGTCAGCTGCTGGCCCGGCGCAATACCCGGCTTCCAGGCGATGAACGAGAACGAAACCGGGATGGTCGAATAGGCCGCCAGGATCGCCTGAACTTGCTGGAGTCCCAGCGTGTTCGATGTATTCGAGGTATCCGAAACAAGCTGCTGATATTTGCCCGTGCCGTTCTCGATGGCCGAACGCACAGCCACCTGCCCGGTGTCCTCGACCGCGATGACATCCCCCGCAGCGCGCTTGTACTGGATCTGGATATACCAGCCGGAGCCCGATGGCGTGGTCGGCAGGGAGGCGAGCGAGACTGAAATCTGGCCCGGGTTGTAATAGACGTTCGATGAATTCGAGGAACCGACCGAGGCCACGCCTAACAGCACCGTACCGCCCGATGTGGAGCCGCCCGTGGTTACCGCGCTCGACCATGACATAGCACTCCCGGTTGCCGTCAGCGCCGCCTTGTAATCCTGCCCCGCGTTCTTGTTTTTTACTTCGACCGCCGCTCCGCCGGCTATCTCCGCATTCACGAGCGGGTTTTCCCAGGTGGGCCAGGAATAGACATTGCCCACATAAAGCTGGTTCCGGTCCGCGTTGATCGCAACGCACAGATTGAAGGCGCAGTCGAAGGCCGTGAGACCGAGCAGCACCTGGCCCCATTCGCGATTGTCCAACGCATCGACGAAGGTGTAGATCGCAGCGCCGAGGCCGCCCGGTTCCGAGACGCCGAGATCCTGCCAGATGATCAGATGGTCCGTCGTCGTGCCGCCGGTATCGTTCCACACCGGCTGTGTCGATCCGCTGATATCGGTCACAGAGCCGCCGGGCGAATTGCCCACTGTGCATTTCTGGACGTGGTTCGCCGGATCGATAACGATCTGGCCCGTGTAGTAGGGCGCGTTCGGCTGCCAGTTGTAAATGCTTCCCGACTGCGGGTAAGAGACTGTTACCGTATCGCCCGGAGCCGGTATCCCGCTGAATGTCAGCGTGGCCGTGTTCTGCGTGTTCTTCGTGAGCCACGCGAAGGTGACGGACTCCACCGCCCGCAGCATAATGAACGTTGCCGGGAGCCCGGTGTACGGGAACAGTTCCGCGGACTGGCTAAAGGCATCAAGCGAGATTCTGACGGCCTGAAAGTTGCGGTAATCCTGCCGGTTCTGCTGCCAGGTGGCCGAACCATATAAGACCTGTTCGGCCATCACCGTGTAAGGCGAGGCCAGTACATTGGGCGCATGCAGATAAACGCTCAGTGTCGGTAAGTCGATGCCCCACACGCACTCCGCAAGCTGCGCAATCTGGTTGAAGAGATCCGATAACCGCTCCCAGTTGCAGGTGAATGTGTTGATGACGAACGGCGCAACGATGGAGCCTCCGACTATCGGCACGCCCTGCGCCACGGTCGAAAGCAGATCGAGAAAGATATCCTCCGCCGCGGTGTAGAAGTAAGTCCGCGGCGAAACCAGAAGCGCATCGTAGACCTGCTCAAATGAAACCGCGCTCAGTGTTACTATCCGGTCCCCGAGCGTGCCGAGCCACGAGATCGTCAGTTTATCCACCGTGCCCGCGAAGACGAGCACGGGGCCGGCAGGCGGCTGATCGTAGAGATAAACCTGCACTCCTTCGGTTGGCATGTACGGATCGCCGGCCGCGATATACATGGGGATTTCCGCCGTGCCCCTCGAACGCAGCGTCATCGTCCAGGAATGCTTCGACTGTCCGTCTCCGATATGCAGGTAGTTGGTGCGGTCGGTGTAGCCGAGGCCCTGCTCGTTGAGCATCAGCCAGGAGAAAGCCGGAGTCGTCGGGGAATATTGAAGTTTGAACGCGACGAGCGTGCATCCGAAATGCCAGACAGGAATCGAGACGCCGGATACGATGGCGAAGTTGATTGCCGCCGGATGCGCCAGCGTCAGGAGGAAATCGAACGAATGAACCGTAAGCAGCGGGCTGCCGCCGTATTCGCGCGGATAGTACGGGATGAACTGCCCGCCTACAAGGTTGAGCCCCGGCGCGCCAAGCGATCCGGCGAAGCCGTGAAGCTGTTCGAGATCGTAACCGGTCGTGATGTTGGCCGAGGCTTGATTAGGCGTGGCAACCGTAGCCGTCCCGTGCGTATCGACCGGCGAGGCATGCAGGATTCCGGCGTATTCGTGGAATGCCACAGCCATCGAATCCCATCCCGACGTTCCGGTGAAAGCCACGGTGATCGTGTCCGGCGCATAGGTCTGGACGATGTTCGGCGCATACCAGCACTCCCCGACGACCGATGAACCGAAGCTGTCCTGCGTGATGCGGGTCCATGCGTTGCCGTCCGAATCGAACATCGATACGGCGCCCGAGGCTCCGGTGTGGAGCTTATAGGCCAGATCGACCACAAGCGTATTGCCCGGAGCGCAGGGATTCGGGAGCGCAAGCGTGATCGAAGTCAGGAAGCCGCCGAATGCGGCATCCTGTCCCGTCGATGCGCTCTGAACGTAAGCCATGCCTTATCGCGATGCCGGGGAATAACCAGGCCATGTGGACTTCAAAAGCGCCGGGATCTGGCGCACGAGGTCGCGCGCGTTCTGGACCCCGTAAACGTGAAACGTATTGTTCATGCTGCTCGTCTGCGAGCTGATCGATGAAGACACGGCAGGCATATCGAGGCCCGCGCCGCCGAATTTGCCCGCCGCGACGATCTGGCCCGCCTGATCGGGGATAAACAGTTCCGGCCCCTTTTCCCCGACGATCGAAGCCACGCCGACCGGAGGTCTTCCGCCCGAGGCGAAACCAAACAGACCGGCGAGCCCATTCAGGGGCGACAGAGGGCTGGTCGAAACGATATTGACATCGACCGGCTTCGACGATCCGCCGAATCCGAGGATCGATGCCAGGAAGCCGAACATGCCATCCTGCGACGCACCGCCGGAGGCGGGGAGGGCCGTGGCTGCCGGCGCCGGAACTCCCGAAGTAACCGGGCCGCCGGTTCCCGACACGGTTCCGTGCAGCGCCTGTACCGCCGCCGTGGTCCCGTGGATGGCAGTGACTATCTGCCGGTCGCCGATTAACGACATGACGCCCGAGATGACGCCGCCGATGATGCCCCCGGCCGCCGCGATCAGAGGGCCGACGAGACCCGTTGCCGCGGATGATGCCGCGCCGCCTGCCGCACCGGCCGCGCCGCCAGCCGCGCCTGCTATCCCTCCGCCTGCTCCTGCCGCCCCGCCGGCTGCGCTCAGCGCCGCCGCCGCCTGCTGCTTGATCAGCAGCCCGTTAAGGATGACGAGCTGCGCGGTGTTGAGCGACACGGCCGTTGTCTGAGTACTCCCGAACCAGGTGAATATCGCTCCCAGAACGGTATGGGCGGCAATTTCTTTAACGATCTCCCCAATCAATTCCCTGAAGATCGTGCCGGCCAGCTGCTGGCCGACGTTCTTCAGGGAATCGGTGATCTGCTTGCCGATGTCCATCCCCTGCTTGCCGGAATTGAACAGGCCGCCAGCCACGGCTCCGCCGATGGCTCCGGGAACCGCTTCGCCCGCCTTGACGAAAGCGGCTTTCAGTTTGTACTCGAGCGTCTGTTTCTGGATCAGTTCAAGGATCTTCGTCTGGGCGGCAATCTGGGCGTTATCGGATTTGGCCGTCTCTTCGGCAATCTGGTTTACCAGCCGCGCAACTTCTTCTTTGGCCGCAATCTGCTTTTCGGTGCCGCCCGCAGCCAGCACATCGACCTGAGCCAGCCTTAACTGTTCGTTTAAATCGGTGATCTTTGCCGCGCGTTCGCGGGCGTCGAATGCCGCGAGCTGCTGTGCATAGGCGACCTGCTGCGCTCCCGTATGAATAACCTGAAGGCCATAAGCCTGTTCTGCCTGGAGCTTCTGTTTTTCGATTGCCGCCGAATCCGCCGGACCTTTGCCTTTGGCCTGGACTTCGGCGACACGCTGCGCCGCCAGAACCGCATAAGCGCCCGGTGCGTTCTCCTCTTCAAAAGTGTGCTGGGCGTCCTTCCGGATTGCCGCGAACGCCTTCTCCCACTCGCGCGTAACCTGTTCAGCCCAACCGCGCTGGGCTTCGACTCCCTTGATCCCGGTATCGCCCTCGGCTTTCGCCAGATCGGAATCCAGTTTTTGCCGCTCCGCCGCGTACTTCGCATCGGCAGCCTGTTTGAGTCCGGCGATGGTGGTCTGCACCTCGGCAGCAGCAGCAGCAGCTCTGGTCGGGTCCTGGTCCGCTTCGTACTTTCCGGCGAGTTCGGGGCCGATCCGCTGGCTCAGCAGTTGTATTGCGCGGTCGTGCTGCGCCTTGTCGATGGCTCCGATCTGTTCGGCTTTCTCTTTCTCTACCCGGACACGCTCTGCAGCCGATGCAACAGCCCGCGTCCCGGCATCCGTATTGGCGTCGATCTCAGCCCGCCGGACCTGGTGGTCCAGTTCGATCTGAGTGTTCGCAGCCGCCCTTGCCAGTTCCGATGTCTGTTCGTTTTCACGCTCCGCATTGGCAATCCGGGCGAGCGTATTGGCGGCCTGCTCTTTGGCGTGGAGCTTCGCGGCCACGCCCTGCGCATCGAAAACGGCTTTGGCCGCGCCGATCGGCCCGAAGCCGGAGCCCTCTTCGGGAAGCACGCCAAGAGGAGCCGCCGCCTTTGGCTGCGATGCGCGGGACACTTCCTCGTAGCTTTTGCCATGACTGGCGGCTTCAATCAGGTTTTTCAGGGAATCGACACCTGCTTTATTGCTGAACGTGTCTCTGAGAAAATTGCCCGTGGTCTGGGCGAACCGCTCCATAAAACCGATGGCCGGCGCGGAGTTCTCTCCGATTTCGGCGAACAATTCGTGGAACGTATTTTTGACAACGATCCAGGCGCCGGAAATGGTTCCCGCTCCGGCTGCAGCCGTTCCCTTGAACTTTTCGAGCGCCACCGTGAGAGCGGCGATGCGGTCTTCTTCCGGAAGAGCTTTGAATACGCCTTTTAATTCCTGTTCGCTCACGCCCAGTGCGCGCGCCAGGTCTTCGGAAGAGAGCCCGAGCTCCCGCAGCATTCGCGGCATTGCCATGCCCGACAGAGCAAGTCCCGCCATGCGCGCTGAAACAACCTCGATGCTTTCGCCGAGCGCCCAGGAAGCATTACCCGCCGCCGCCATCGCAGGCACGACCTGATTGATGGAGAAACCCATCGCAATCATGCGCTGCGCGGCGGGAAGAAGCTGCGGGAATGCCAGCGCCTGCGACGTGGCGAGCGCTTCCATCTGCTCCACGACTTCGTTTGTCTTCTCCGCGCTGCCGGTAAGGGCGGTCAGTGTAACGGTCAGCTTCTGGACTTCGGCATAGACGCCGAACGCCTCCTTTACCGCTTCAAGCGCGCCTAACGTGATGCCCAGTTCCGTCGCCAGCTCAAACGCTTTTTCGCCGAGAGCGGCATAGGCGCTTTTCGCTTCGCCGGCAACTCTGCCGGATTCTTTGGTAGCCGCAGCCAGCGCCATGTTTCGCTGGATGCTGAGCGAGAGTGCGGCATTCTCGTTGCCGATAGCCTGAATGAGACGGTCTATATCGGCGCTGAAAGACTTCGTCTGGCCGGCCAGGGCCGCGAACGGCACTGCAGCGGATTGCGCGGCGGCTCCGGATTCCTTGATCGCCAGGCCGAACTTTTCGACTGCTCCGGATGCGCCTGCGACTGCCGGGGCCATGCCCGCCGTCAGCCCGGTCGCGATCCCAGCCCCGGCCCTCGTGGCCAGCGCCTGCGCCGCCAGGAAGTCGGCCTGCAGCTTCGAGTAATCCCCGCTGATGATGATGCCGACGCCGCCTATGGTGATGTCGCTTGCCATATCAGTTCACCGTCTCCTTCGCCCACTCCGGGATCCCGTCCGCCGTGATGCCGGGCTTCATGGCCCCGAGCTTCGCGTTCATCCGCAGCACTTCCATCCGCTCCCTGGTCCGGTCGCGCTGCCGCTTCTCCCGGTCGCCTCTGCCGAGCAAATCTTCCGCCGTCCACGGCAGGCCCTTGTTGTCGAAGTGCGCGTTATAGAGCGTGGCCTGAATCGAAGCGTGCATGTAAGCCATGCGGTCGATGCCGCTCAGCCAGACTTCGCGCAATGCGTGGAACTCCCGCGGAGTAAGCGACCAGAGAGATTCGGCGCTGAGCGCTAAGCCGTGGACGGAAGTGGCAAAGGCCCAGAGATCGAGCCATCGGCTGCTGTCGTCATGGGCGTCTCCGGAACCGGCCGCGCCGAGACTGCCAGCTCCGGGTAAGCTTTTTTTACGGCGTCGATCACCGCCTCGATCACGGCCGCTTCGTCGCCCGGCATCATCAGATCGGCGAAATGGATCGATTTCTCGAAGCCCTCCGATTTCCACTTGCCGTCGGGTGTGAACGCGCCCGCGCACGCCGCCGCGATTTCGACGGCTGTGGCATCGGCAAGCGTCCTGCCCCAGCGGGTCAGCTGGTACTGCGCGGCATAAGAAAATCTGAGAGTGAATTTACGGCCCGAGACGGTAATCTCCGGCCACTGAATCGCCTGTGGTGTCATAGCTCGTTACCAGCTGGCCTCAGACCAGGCTCGGCCCGCCCGTGTTGGCGGTCAGCTCTATGGTCGCGTCGAAAGTGCCCGCCACCTTGCCCGTGATCTGGAAGCCCGTGACATAAGCCGAGAAGGCGTCGGTCGAGTTGTTGCCGTCGGGATAGATCACCTGCCAGTCGCGCAGCAGCTGATTGATCCACAGATAGCGCAGCCCGACGGCCACGGCCCCGCCGCCCGCCTGGTTGCGGTGCGTCGGCTCTTCCATCACCCAGAAGACCTTCAACGTGATTTTGCCAAAGCTCAGCAGCGTGGGAATCATGCGTTCCCACTTGTCGCCCACATTGGTAATGTCGGTCGTCTTCGATGTCATGGGCAGCGTGAAATCGCTCACGTTGCAGATGGTGAAAAAGGCATCGGGCGAGGTGCCGGAATTGGAGACCTGCAGCAGCAGCCCTTCCACCGCAATCGCGGCGGCAATACTTGAAGTGGAACCTGGCATTTTTATTTCCTCCCTGAAATCAAACCGTATCGTTCGAGAAAATCATGGCGTCCAGAATCCGCATGTAAGTCAGCGGCTGCGTGGCGGCCTGCCCCGCGTCCCGGTCGCCCACCAACTGGCATGGATAAACCGCAAGGCCCGGTATGCCGATGGCATTGAACGTCCCGAGAAAGTTCACGAGCGCCTGCGCCACCGCGTCCGCGTTCTCGCTCGAGGGGCCCAGCCCGAAGATGGTGAACTGCACGCGCGCCCAGCCGGTCGGCATGCGGCCGGCCATGACGTAGGTGCGCGGGTTACTAACAAGCAAGACTTCAACTGCCGGGAATGCGGAGCCCTGACGGAGCTGCACGTCATACCAACGGAACGGCGCGCTGCCGAGCAATGCGGCCAGGCCCGCATCGAGTTCCGCGGCGGCGAACAGTTTCGCTTTGAGCGAGGTACTCACGGGTCGATGACCTCCGCGAATTCCCCTTCGGCATAGAAGCCGCGGCCGTCGCCCTCGATGAACGTGCGGCCCTGCCAGACGATCCGGCGCGGTGCCTCTTGCTTCGCGCGCGGCGGGAGAATCAACTCGCCCACCTGCCGGTTGGCCCAGTCGAACAGTTTCACCGGGCGCGGATCTCCCATCACAGGCTCGCAAGCTGCAGCTCCATCCGGGTCTGCGTTCGCTGGGAGTCGGCTTCGGCCCCGAGAATGTCGTACGCCGTGCCGTCGATCAGGACCCGCCAGCCCTGCCGCCAGCCGGCGATCACTGCGGGGTAATAGCCGTTCAGCGCCACATGGCGCAGCCCTTTGGCCAGGATGTCGGCCACGCTTCTTTCCTCGAGAGCCCGGATAAACATCATCGAACTCGGCGCGTCCATGCACGGGATATTCACAAGCCCGTCCACGGGCGTGTAAGCGCCGCTCGGCTCACCCGTCGGCCCCTGCGTTCCGTCCGGCTGCTGGAAGGTGGCGAGCGAGCGGTAGAGGCCGGTAGCCGCAGCCTGCGGCATGACCTGGGAGATTTCGGACTGGAGGGACTGGTTCATTTGCGCTACGGGCCGACCACGACGTAGTTCACGCCCACAGTCAGCGTGCCGTCTCCGCCCGAATATCCCTGGATCGAATTGACGTTGATCTGTAAGCCGCCGCCGAGCGCAGTGGTGTTGACGGTCAGCCCGGTACCCATCCCGCTTATGGCCGTTGTGGTCATCCCGGTCGCGGCGGCGCATGTGCCGCCCACGCGAGTGAGAGCCAGGGCGGTCACAGACCCTGCAGTGGCTGTAACGGTCAGGACGCTGGCGCTGCATCCGTCGGCTGAAACCGTGTCGCCTGTGACATAGCCGGAACCCGGCGCATTGACGACTGCGGTTCTGAGTCCCCTGTCGTTTGAGGTCGAGCTGATACTGTCGGGAACAAAAGTCAGGGCCGGACCGACGGCATAATCGGCGCCCTGCGAAGTCAGGTGATAGGTTGCGACCACGCCGGATGCTGCGGTATCGACAACGCCGGCAGCAAAGACTGCACCGCCGCTGTTGTTGACGGTGAAAACGTCTCCCGCCTGAAATCCCGTGCCTCCCGCAGCCAGCGATGAACCGCTGACCCGCCCGCAGACGGAATTTACGACAATCGGCTGATTGTCATAAGACGAAGTCTGGCCGCCGAGCACCTGGGCAGCCAATACCTGGCCACCGATCAGCGGCGTCAATGAGGTCAGCGATCCAAAATTGGAACCGATAAGCGGAGATAAAACGATTCCAAGAAACCCGAACTGCAAACCGCAGTCGCCGTACGCTGTGAAAGCCGTCGTGCCGGGATTGTAGAACATGTAACTTCCCGTGGGATCGATCACCTTGCCGGCGCCCGGCGCGGGAATTATCGTTACCGGGGCGTTGGTCGTGCTGTTCAACTGTGCGGCGCTGACGACGGTGCGGCTGGTGATTACTACGCCTGCGGGGAGCGCGCCGCCGGATGGAGGCTGATACTGGGCCAGCAGGCAGTGCGCGGTCTGCGCCGAAAGCAGGAGAATCGAAAACGAGAATGCAAAAGGCAGTTTCATTAGTAACCAAGGCAGCCGAAACTGACCACATCCCCGCTCAGAGCGCCTGTGGGAATATTGATCGACGCTGTGGTGGTCGTGCTTGCGGATTGATCGACCAGAGCCGTCAGCAGCGACCGGTCGCTTCCCCAGCACGACCAGCCCGTAGGTGCCGTGGCTGTATTCCCCATCGTGACAACAACGGTTCCGGGACCGTTGGCTCCAAGAGCGAAGGTTCCTGCCGTGGCCCCGCCGACGAGGGTTCCGACCGACAGGCCGGTTGCGGTGAATGTTGTTCCACCGGATATCAGAGCCGAGGCTTTCAATGCCCGGTAGTTGGCAGCGGTTGTTCCCGGCGCTCCGGACTGCACGCCAAGCACGCCTGCCGCGTCGCGGTCGAGCGTTACATCTCCAGTCTGGATTGACCCGGCGAATCCGGAGCCCCACATCAGGCCGGTCACGTTCGACAGCACCATTCCGTTAACGTTGAAATTTTCTCTTGCCGAGTAGTTGCTGAATACGCCGAATGTGCCTGCGGCATTGACTGGTCCGAACCCGTTTCCGCCGCCGTTACCTGGGCCGTTACCGTTACAGTCGCCGGCTGCGGGCGTAGATGCGGTGCCATCCAGAATGATCGTCGCTCCAACCGTATTCACGTTTACCCCGCAAAAGTGCGGGGCCGTCTGCGCCGTGCCGTTTACAGTGGGTATAAACGCGAGTGTGACTGCCGGTGTCGTCGTGCTCTGGTTCGGCTGGGCAAACACATCCCACTTGACGGTCTGGCTGGCTGCCGTTGCCGTGGTCTTCCAGCCCTGTCCGATCAGTTCGACAGGCGGGGAGTATTGCTGCGCTCCGGCTGCCGCCGCCGTGGTGTTCTGGGCGATGTAACCTCCTGCCGGGGTTGTTCCCAGTGCGCTGTTGGTCAGGGTGTTGCTCGTAGTCGTGACAAGGGTCACAATCGTCGGGCTGGTCGAGAGCGCCGGATTCCCCGTTCCGGTCGGCGTCGAGGCCACCGCGTTGCCCGCCCCGTCGCCCAGCAGGACCGTGGTTGTGCTGGCGATGGTGCCCCCTGCCGCCGGCAGAACCCCCAGATCGACCGGCGCCGATCCTGCCCCGCCCCACCCCATGACATGATTGACGGTTCCAGCGGCGCTGGATGCCCATGTGGAAGCGCTTGAAAAATAGGGAATGCCGCCGCTGGTCCCGGCTACCGTGAAGGCGGGCGTGGTGGTCGGCGTGGCAACCGACAGCAGTCCCCCGGTAAAACCGGCGCTGGTGACTGTGCCCGGTCCCTTCGCGTTGATCTGAGTCTGGATGGAACTGGTGGCATCGAGAAACCCGAACGTCGCGGGAGAAACTCCGTCCACCGTTTTGCCGGTCAGCGTTGCTGGTATATCTCCATTGACCAGCGCTACGCCGGGGTTGGGATACGTTCCGCTTAACGAACCGCCGGCGGCTCCCGACGGAGCGCCACCGCCACCACCGCCGCCCGAGGGGGGGTGATACTGCGCCGGCAGGCAGGCAGCCGAAAGCAGCGCAACTAAGACGCAGTGCCTCATTTGGCCCAGCTCACGTCGATCTTGTCGCCCGAGGCGATCCACACATAGATCTGCGCCGTCGAATAGCCCGGCTGTCCGCTCGGCAGCACCGGCAGCATATAGCCCCCGCCTGGCGGTATCGGTATGCCCCGGGTCGCGCTCACGTTCGCATCCCCCACGCGAGGGCAGGCCGTGATATCGGCGGCGACACAGTGCGTGGCGGAGTTGCTCAGAGGCGCGACGAACTGAATCCAGCGGGCCACTTCGGTGGCGTTCAGCTGCACAGCAACGCCCGTGCCGCTGATCTCGGCGGGTGAGGTAATGCGCGTCTGCGCAGCCAGCAGCACTGCGATTGCGAGGAGGAAGAGTACCCGTTTCAGCGTCATAAAGTAACTCCCGCCTGCACCGCCTTCGGCATCGCGGCGAGCAGCGCGCGTGCCGTTTCAAGGCCCATCAGATAACCCGCCAGCATGCGGTCGGCGGAATCCTCCGAAGCCCGCGCCGCTTCGGTGCAGATCTCCGCGAGGCGGGCCGGGCCGAGCGAGCGGAATTCCTTCGCCTCTCTTGCGAGCATCGCCGAATCGCGGGTGCGCAACATGTCCATAGCCATCTCGATAAACATCACGCCGGGGATTGTCACAGGACCGCCGCCTGCCGCTGAACCTGGCGAAAGAACCGGTCGCGAAAAGAGAAAGTGTCCGAGACGGTCTCGATCACGACGAAGGCCCCGGAGTTCTCGTCGAGGTCGATATAGCTCTGCGCCGTCTCGCGGAGCTGAATGGCAGCATCGGACGAGTCCAGCTTCACGTCGAGGATCTGCTTGATCGAAGCGAGGCGCGCCTTGTTCGACGCGAGCGAGAACAGCATGGCTGCCGCGATCCGGTAGTAATTCGTTGGCGAGTTGGGCAGCGTGGCGATGCCGCCTGTGCCGCCGTAGAACTGGGAGGACTGCCAGACATTCGATGTGATAGCGCTGAATGCCTGTATCTCGGCGTCGTGAAAGACAAAAATCGGGGTAATGCCGTCGGGCCCGAACTGCTGGGTATCGGCGATCAAAACCCTGGGGAAATCGATTGGGGGATTAGATCCAAACCCATAGCTGAAAGACATACTAGGATGCCTCCAGCGCGGTAAAATAGAAGCGGGTCACAACAGCACTCGCAATGCTGCGTGACCCTGACCAATGCGACTGGAAAGGAGTCACATGGCTACGGGCAATTATAAGCGTCCGCTTCTCGACAGGTTCACCGAAAAACTGATTGTCTTGCCCGACACCGGCTGCTGGCTCTGGACCGGGGCCGTTGGAAATCACGGCTACGGAGCGCTGTGGGATCAGGACCGGAAGAAGGTTCGCCTCGCTCACCACATCGCCTGGGAGTTGCATATAGGCGCGATCCCGCAAGGTTGCGTCATCGATCACATCTGCCGCGTCCGAAGATGCGTCAACCCCGCCCACCTTGAGCCGGTGACGCTGGTCGAAAATGGCAGGCGCACACTTGTTCGCGGCGTTCTGGCAGCGCAGCCCAACGTCCCGGTTTATAAACTGCCTGCGATTCCCGCTGGCGTTCGATTCCGCGGGAAAAACGTTTGGAGGCACGGTTCGCTGCTCGACCGGTTCATGCGCCAGGTTTCCCCGGAACCGTTCAGTGGGTGCTGGCTGTTCAGTGGCTTCACGGTTCGCGGTTACGGAATAACTACGGACCAGTATCGGCGGTCGAGGCAAGCCCACTGCGTTAGCTACGAACTCTTCATAGGACCGATCCCCGAAGGTCTCGACCTTGACCACCTTTGCCGTGTCCGGTGCTGCGTGAATCCCCGGCACCTGGAAGCCGTTACCCGTGGCGAGAATCTGCGACGCGGAATAAAAGCGGGATTCGGCAGTCTTGTCGGATCGCACAAGGCCGCTGAAATGCAGCGCGCCAAGACTCATTGCAAGCGCGGACACGAGTACACACACGAAAACACCCGGATTTATCGCGGCAAGCGCCATTGCAGGAAATGTCATGTGATCGGGGTGTTGGCGAGTCATCGTCGAAAACATCCGGAGACGCCTGAAGTATTGGCAAAACGAAAAATCAGAAGGACTGAGTGCCAGGCGATAGCAACCAGAGCGGCCAACGCCAGCGCGCGATCCAAGACGCACTGCAAACGCGGCCATGAGTTCAGTGAAGAGAACACGCGCTGGCGCAACGGGAAACGCCAGTGTCGACGATGCGCTCGCTACACCGCTAAACAACGTCGCAGACATAGCGCAACAGGGACCAGCTAAGTCCCTTGTCCTGTGCTACTTACAGTAGCCTTGCCATCCAGCTGTATGCCCCCAAAACACATCAACGCTTTAAATTCCGTGCTCATCGACCGGAAGTCGCCCAGCGTCGGCTCCACGCCCCCGCCCACGCGCATCGTGTTCGGCACTTTCTCGTAAAGCTGCGGTGTGTCAAAGCCCCTTAAATCGCCCACTTCGATCGCGGGCCGCCCCTGGCTCGACGGGTCGGCGAAGATATACCACTGGGTCAGCTTCGTGCCCGCCGTCGTGGTGACGATCGGCAGGTATGGGTCCATGATCACGGTGAGGTTGCCGATGATCCAGTTGTCCACCCGCACCTTCTGCGCATTGAACATCGTCTGCGTGGCGCCGGAACCGGATAACTGAGTGGTGCCGCCCGCCACGTTCACGTCGACCGACAGCTGGTGCATGACGTTCTGCGCGGTCACATAGAGCGAAGGCCCGACCGCCAGAAACAGCTTGCCGGGGATCTCGATCGGATCGCCGCCGGTATCCACCTGGTTCATAAGCACGGTCATGGCGTCCGAGAGCGCGGCCACGCTGAAGGCGGGGTTGTTCGACGCCGCTCCGTTGGCGGTGATGATCTGGTTGTGATTGCCCGAGGTGTAAAGCAGGGTGTTCGGGCCGGTAGCGCTCGAATAAAGGCCCGTGATGAACTTGTGTTTGGTGCGCCGCGCGCCGCGGGCCAGCCGCTGCGAGAGGTCGCGGAAGATGCCCAGATCGTCGTTGATGACGGCTTCCCACGAAATCCTGGCGCCCTTCTCGTACTTCAATGGCGCGTAGGTAATCGGGGTCCGCTGGCTCAGATCGCCGAGCGGCAGGTCCTGCAGTTCGGCCACCGACGAGAACGGCGTTTCGAGGCCGTCCATGATGAAGAGTTTCTTCGATCGGAAATCGTTCAGCGTGGCCGATTTAACGATGGGCATGATGGGGATCGGCACTTCCGTGTAATCGCCCAGCAGCTCGCGGTCGAGCACATCCACGGTCAGCGCGTTGAAATCCGAGGTGGTCATCGTTTCGCGGAAGACCATCGGATATTTATGGCAGAGCAGATCGAACGCCCCGCCCTCGGTCGGGTTGAACGCCTGCCGCATGTAGAAGGGGTCGAGCCGCCCTTCGCGGAAGTCGGCCCAGATTTCGGCCGCCCCGAGTACGCGGGCCTGATGGCGCGCGCCTGCCTGCCGCGTGACGGCGTTAAAGCCCGGCACATCGACGGCACTGCCCGTGATCGGAGATCCTGTATAAAGGTCGTTTTCAGTCATTGGGTTCCTCCTGTTACAGGTCTCCCGCTACGGGGCGTAGGGTCCGCTGCCGCCGCCCTTGAGGCGCACGATGCAGGTGGTGCTGGTGACGCCCGAGGCCACCGCGCTGAGCGAGTTGCCGAAAGGCGTGTTGCCCAGCGTCTTGTCGATCGTGAGGTTGTAAGTCACGTTCGTCGTGGCATCGTAAGTGCCGCCGGCAAAGAGTTCGTCGCCCGGCTTGATGGCCAGTGCCGATACCGGCGACTGGGTGGAGTTGCCCGCCACCGTGAGAAAGTAACAGTCGTCGCCGGTGTCGATGGTGGCACTGACGGGAGAGAGCGGACTCGGGATCGGCTGCAGGGCCAGCACCACGCCTGAGAGCGCGCCCACCAGCACCGGCATGCCGACAGTTACTGCCGAAGGCACGGGTACGTTGATGCGCCAGCGCCCGTCGATTGCCTGATTAGTCGCCATCGAATTTCACCTCTTTGGGTTTCGCGGTCTTCGCGCCCGGAGCGGTCGGCACCGGCTGCGATTTCGGCGCGGGCGGGTCCTGGACTTCTGCCTTGACCACCTGCCGGGTATTGAGATTCAGCAGCGTCGTGGTCGTGTTCTCGGGCGGCATCGGGTGCTCGAGATCGATTGCGACGTTATGGTATTCGTCGGTGGGCGCAAGGCCCGTGACGACGCCGGGGATCACCACCCGGTCGCCGATCTGCAGCTTCGTGCCGTGCTTGTCGTGCGCCATTACGCGGCCCTTCCTTTCACGGCAGCCTTCGCGGCGGATTCCGAGAGGCCGAGACGCCTGAAGATTTCGACCGAGCGCGCGTTGATTTCTTCGGGCTTCAGGGTTTCTTTGACCTCGACCGGAGCGGCCACGCCCATACCGGTGACGCGACCCGCGTGGGTCAGGCCGGCCACATAGGCGCCTTCGCGTTTGGCTTCGGCAGCGACGGCTTCGGCAAATTTCACGGTGTCGAGTTCGCCCGCTGCCGTGACCGGAATGGCCTCGCGCAGCACGCTTTCGATCACGCGCTGCTTCGATGCTTCGGGCAGGGTGACCGACGCCAGCGCACGGGCGGCTTCGATCAGGGCGTCGCCGCGCAGGGCGCGCTGTTTCAGCGGTCCCACTGCGGCAGCCACAGCATCGGTTACCGCTTTGGCCGAGGCCGCCTCGACCAGCTTCTGAACTTCTTCGGTGGTCATCTGTGTCTCCTGTAGAGTTGCGGCGCCCGCCGCGGATTCGGTGAGGATCATTCCGCCTGCGCCCGCCCGTGTCACCACGTCCACGGATTCGGCAGAGGTAAGAGCTTTGAGAATGGGCAGGCCGTCGCGCTTCGTGCCGGATTCGGCCATGCCGCTGGCGCGGATGGACATACCGACGTGCGCGGCTTTTTCCTCGACCATCTGGCCGTGATCGGCGAACACCTTCATGCGCCCGTAGAGGCCGGGGCCTTTGGCGTGCGTTTCGTGATAGACGGCATTCGTGGTGAGCACGCCCGCGAGGTTCTTGACATCGCCCTCGGGCCTTGCCGCTTCCTCTGCCGCAGTGGCGTGATTTAAGTAGACGTGTGTCCCGGCGACAAACGTCTTCGGCCCGTCGCGCTTCAGCACTTCAGCCGGATAGAACGCGCTGGAGCCCTTGCCGGGAGCGATGAGTTTTATCTCGTAGTCGGCCTTCGCTTCGCGGATCACGATGGCTTCAAGCGGGGTAGCCGACTCGAACAGCTTCAGCTCCAGGGCTTCGCCCGCGGATGCAGTCCGGGCCGCTTCGCTCGATTCGGTTGCCGCGTCCGGGTCCGCCGCCGCACAGGTCGCGCCCATGGCGCAGGCGTGATCGTGGATGGCCTGGAGCTTCTGCAGATCGGCTTTGGAGTTGCGCGCGCCTGCCTCGGTTACAACTACTTCCGCTTCGGGCATCTTGCCATGACGTTAGGTGTTACGGTGCCATGGGGTCAATAAAACGGGCTATTATCTTACTAATATCGAATCATGGGGAAAGCGGCCGTTTCCGATATCGGGACGCTGATCTGCACCAGGACCGGCTGCGGAAATCCGCGCGCCGGAACGAAGCCGTGGTGTCTCGAGCACCTCGCCGGATACCAGCGCGAGTACTGGGCGATGAAGGCCAAGCGCGAAGCCGTCAGGAACTTCAATCAGGGCGTCGATATCGCGCGCCGCATGCTCGCCTGGGAGTTCGCGCGGCACGGCAGGCGGGCGTTCACGGGAGCGGAGATCGTTTACGCCATCGAGAACGCTCCGCGGCCTGTTTATCAGGCGGGGGAGTAGAATATCTGAGTGATCCGCATTGCAATCCGTGGCTACATCGGCGGCGTGAAGCAGTTCGAGGAGCTTGTAGACGGCGATGCTGCCGATGTCGAAGCGCTCGCTGAAAATTACTCCGCGAGGCTGCTTGCTCTCCCGGGCGGCGACCGGCACGCGATCGAGATCGAATTCCCCGATCTTGTGGAAATCCGCGCCGGACGGGCATTCCTCGGTAAGCGGATCTTTACGCCGCCAGCGGCAGCGTCCCGCCCCTGACCGCATCGCCCACGGCCTGCTGAATAATGCCGATGACGTTCTCTCGGTTATTGTCCAGGGAACTTCTCATAAACGGCTGTGCAACGGCCCCTGGCCTGTCGCCATACGGCCCCGGCCCGGCACCGGCAGACGCCGCGCCGCGCTGGCCATAGCCATACTCGACATAGGCCGCATAACTTTTGTGCGGCGAAATCACCGCCTGCACCGTGAACAGCCCCGCCGCAAGCGCCGCATCGGAACCCGTCACCGCATTGACGCCCCGCGTAATCACGGTATCGATCGATGCCTGCAGCGCCCCCGTATCGACCGGGCAGAGCGTCTTCGCCTCGCCCTCGACCAGCGCCGCGGCTTCGGCGACCCCGGCATAGAGGCCGGCGGCTACCTTGGCGAGAAGGCCCGCCATGCTGGCCGGTTTGAAAGTGGCAGTGGCGCGCAGGGTCATGGCTTGGGAAACTTCGTGTGGCGCAGATCCTCCAGCAGTTCAAATGTCGAATCCCGCAAATCGATAATTGCCAGGCTCAATACATTTCCATCCACGCGGATGGCAGCGGACCTGACCGCGCCCTGCATCGCTCCCCACGCAGAGTCGAATACCGCATCGGCCACCTCCCCCCAGCCGGATTCCCATATTTCACCCCATTCGGCTCCTGCAGCGCTCTCGGATGAATGCCATATGCCATTCCAGACACCATCCAGCCCGGCCTTACCGACAGCCGCCCATACAGCGTCAATAGTCGTATCGCCGAACGTATCCCTGGCGGCAAACAGAGAAGCATCGTTCACGGATTTAAGCGTTTTCAGTGCACGCTCCGCCGACGCCCGATCGCAGATCGCGGAAACAGCCCGCACGCATTCGGCCTGTTCGGATAACAGAGCGAGATCCAGCCAGACCGGCAATTGTCTATGCACAAGCCAGTCGATCGCCATCCATACGCGCCATTCGTCCTCACCATCCCATGCGGTTCCGGCCGCACTGACGCCATAAGAATCTATCTTTCGCCTGGTGCTATCGTCCGCATCCGCGTTCCAGGGCTCAAGAACGGCTGTCAATACCGGCGATATAGAGGAGAGGGCGGACGGTTTGGCTGGCGAGTCTCGAAATCCCATGCAATCATTCTATGGCAGCACGATACTCAGCGAGCAGTTGCAGCGCGGATGCCCGGGCGGAGCTTCATCTAACGATGGGAAGAATTCATCTATCCCGATAGGGCCAGCCTCCTCGTTCGGGATACAAATTTCCTCGCACGCTTCCCCGTCCGTAGCCCACTCCTTCATCACGCCGGGGCCAGGGATCTCCTTCGCCGAACTCAGGATCGCCTGGTTGTAGGCGTCCGCGATCTCCGTCTGGGCGATGGTCTCGGCCCGGAAGTCCGTCGCCTCATTGAACGCGCCCTTGATCGCCTTCACGGCATCCCCGTAGCTCCCGCCCTCGGCATAAGTATCGGCCACGGCGTCGGCGATGCGCGTCTTCGTCGTCTCGTCCACGTCGGCCGCCAGCCGTTTAAACCCGCTGTCACGAAGGTAAGTCATGGCGAAGCGGTTGCCCGCGTTCTTCGCCGCATCGATGCCGGTCTGCACGGCCAGCGTCTCGATGGCCCCCTGCGCGGCGATTTCCACGATGGCGTCATAGGCCGCCGAGTCCTCGTGGGTGACGCCCGAATCGAGCACCGCCCCGGCGGCGATCTGCTGGGCTACCGTAGCCTGGAGCTTCCGGCGCAGGTCGTCCGGGGTGGCGTCGGCTTCGGAATAGCCCTCGCTGAGGGAATACTGCGCCGCCATGTGCTTCAGCCACGGGCGGGCGTGGCGCAGGAACAGGATGCGCTGGCGGGTGAACCGCCGCCGCCACAGTCTGCGCAGCTTCTCACGGAGCGGGGCTACGGTCGGGGAGTGCGGCGGGGCATGCAGGGATTCGCACAGCGCGCGGGCGAGGCTGTTGGCGGCCTGGACGAGTTCAGCTTCGGGCGTCATGCTTCTATCCTGCGCCAATACGCGCCATGCGATATTCGGCGGCTGTGATCCATTCCCACATCTCCTGATTGGCGCAGCCCCAGTAATTGCCTCTGACGGGAATGATGAGGAAGGTCACAGGCGGGGCAAGCTCAAGCGTATCGGCGAGATCCAGGCACGTCATAACGGGGGAATCAATCATCCACTTACCCGGCTCGATGAGATAACGGCTGTCCTTTTCGATGCCGGATGCAACCGCAGCCCCAATCGCGGGTTCCGCGTCGTTTAATGCGATCAGCAGAAAGAGTGCCATGATGTGACGCCGCCCCTCTGAGGCCAGGCTCGTAACCGAGCGCATGGCATGCAGGGCCAGCTTTCGCCGTCAGAGGAGCGGCTGCGACTACTATTGTATAGGGTAATGGTGTATTATTCGGGAATCACAGTCAAATATGGCCCCATCACTTTTGACCGACTATCTGAGAAACGATGTTGAAGTCGCCGAATACTTCGGAGTGAAGGTTGCCACGGTGCGGAAGTGGCGGGTTCTCGGACAGGGGCCGCGATGGATAAAAATCGGCCATTGCGTAAGATACCGCCCCGAGGGTCTGCTGGCGTTTCTCAATTCCTGCCCCGTAAAAGGCTCCGGACAGCCAGCCGCAAACGGGAAATGACCTAACGGTGGGCGTCACGGCCGGAACACCTCGATCATGGGCACCGGCTGCCAGCTTTTGATATCGCCCACCATGATCGCCCGGAACTCACAGCCGCACCGCTGGCAGGTCCATTTATCGACTACTTCAAGCCTGCCCGATGCGGCGGCCTTCGTCAGATGCGGCCCGCAGCACTCGTCCGGTTCGAAGGAATGCAGCGTACTGCTTTCCGGGCTGATAACACCGGGCGTTTCTGCAGTTGCCGTTCTTTCCTGCCGCACGGCCCGGCGGAAACTCAGATTCTCGCGCACCCAGCGGCTTTTCGTCGGGCTGGCCATGAGCGCCGCGTGTTCCGCCGGCGTGGCCTCATAGTCATAGACTGCGCCGCTCCGGAACTCAATGCGCAGGACGCCGTAGCTGTAACCGATGCGGGCGATGTTCGACGATTCAACCGGGACGGTTTCCATTTCTCACGCCGCGTCGTCCTCGTACACCTTCAGCGCCTTGCTCAATCGCGCCAGCGCTTCCTTCACCTTCGGCTGCGCGGGCGGCGGCTGCTGCTTCCCGCCGGGCAGCTGAGGCGCGCCGCCGGGCGATAATGCCGCCTTCGGGATAGGCGGAGGCTCGACTTCCTTCGTCCGGTCGGCATCGTATTCGCCGTCCGGATACATTTCCTCCAGCACCTCCTGCACGTTCTCCACGCCGAACTGCTCCAGCATCAGGCCCACGCCCACGCGCTCGTCGATCCCCACCACCTGGCCGCCGTGATTGGCGAGCGTCATGGCGGTCGAAATGGCCGTCACCATTGCCGGGATGTCCGACTCGATGATGGTGGGGAACGTTACCCGCACTTCGATCTGTTCGGGCTTCGGGGCTTTCAGGGCTTCGTAATGCCACGTGCCGTCCTTCGCGATCCGGCGCGCGCCTTCGAGGATGACGACTTTGCCGGTATCGACGCTGCGCCGGTTCAGGGCTTCCCGCAGCTGCCCGCCGGCGGCGCCCATGCTGACCTCGAGCACGAACCGGGCGATGGTGGTCAGGTCCTCGCGCCACGCTTCCTGCTTCTCCAAAAAGTTCAGCTGCGTGGGGCGGTCGAGCGACGTGGCCGTGGCCAGATTCGAGGTGTTCATATCCGAAAAAAATGACTCGGGAAGCCCGAACACCATCGCCACCTGGATCTTGTACTGCCGGACTTCATCGGGATCGCCGCCGCCGCCCTTGTTGAAAACCTCCATCTTGCTGCCGGGTCCCATGCCGACGATGGAGCCCGCGACCGGCGGCGGGTTGGTGTCCCACAGCGAATTGGGCGGCCCGACCGAGGTCTGCATCTGCTGCTTCACACCCTCAATGGCCTGCTGGCCGCCCTTGGTCGTATAGGTTATGGCGACCGATGCCAGGCACTGTTTCACCGTCGCGCACGCTTCCAGAAACTTCTTTGCGGCCTTGGCCCAGTCGAGCGCCGCATAGACCAGCGGGCAGCCGAAGTGCCACTTCGATACCGCCCCGCATTTGCGGTGCAGGACCGGCGTGTCCCACATCACCGGAACGTCGTTGATCGCAGCCACGCGGGCACGCGGCGGAACCTGCTCTTCGGGTTCGTACCCCAGCGCCGGGTACCAGGCCTGTGCGGTTGCCGTGCTGGTCTGGCCCGTCGCATCGTCGAAGTCGCGCCGGGTCCACTGGCGGCGGTAAAGCCACGGCTCGTCGGTATCCTCCGGGTTGGTCACGATGTCCATGACTTCGGTCGCGTCGATGGTGCGCACCGAAACGGCGCCCTTGTCTTTGGTGTCCGCAAAGAAGGCGAAGAACAGGTTGCCGTCGTAGTATTTGCGCCGCTCAAGGTCGGTCAGCGCGATCTGCCCGAGCGTCGATTTGTTCCGCTCGAAGAATTCTTTCAGCACGTCGTTCGCGTCCTGGTCGGGCGAACTCACCTCCACGCCGCGGCCGAACACGTAATGCGCCGCCACGTTGACGCCGCGCTGGATCAGCGGGTTCTTGATGTAGTAGAGGCGCGAAATGAGGATGATCTGCTGAATGCCCCAGCGCGAGAATTCAAGCCACGAGAGATTGACTTCGCGCCGCCATTCGACGGTCGAAAGCATCAGGTCGATTTCGCCCAGCGAGCCGATGCTTGAAAGCGCGCTCGATTCGCGCAGCTTCCCCGATTTCTCGTTCACCGAGCCGCGGGATTCGGCCACCAGCCAGGGGCCCGCCCCCGCCATCTGCCGGGCTTCGATCAGCTCCGCCGAGCGCTCGATGTATTCGGCGCGCATGCGGGCCTGTGGCGCGGAGGCTTCGGCGAGTTCTTCGGAGGTGCGTCTGAGGGCGGCGGAAAGATCGCGGACAAGCGCCGCCTGATCGGGCTTCGGTGCCAGCCGGCGGAAGGCGCGGATCGCCAGATGCTGCAGGTACGCTCGGATTCCGTTCGCGCTCATTGCGTTGATTGTAGTCTGATTTCACGGGCCGGTGAGGTCAAAGACAAGCGTGGGTAATTGTTCGGCTTGGGCTTCTAAAGATACCCGCGCCTTTGTCCTTTAGTCCAGAGCGAATTCGTAGACACCCTCAAGCCACTGTTTTGGGCGCACCGACTGTGAGCAAATGTGCCGGAAGAAGATCAGTACGCCCCACTCTGCCGGGCCGTCCTCATTCGCTTCGAACAGATGTTTGTAAACGATCATGCTTCAGCTAAATATATCCGCGCCCGAAAAACAGCACCAGGACGATCACCAGCAGCAGTATCCCGAGGCCGCCGGGCGGACCCCAGCTCTGGTAACCATAGTACGAGCCCCCGCCGCCCAGCAGGAGAATCAGCAGAACGAGAACGATCAGGCCCATGCTGTTTCACCAGTGCCGGCTACCAAGTCGTCGTCTGTTGGCATATATCCCGGCGGAGGCAGCCCCGAGCCGCCGATATGGTTTCCGGTGTGGCCTTTTTCTAATTTACATCTGTAACCACAAACGAGATTATTCGGCGCAACGAACGATTTGAAATACTCGCATTGTTCGGACGTATTGGATGTTGGCATGATCAGGCCCATGGCTATTTCACCAGCACCGGCCACAACTGTGACAGCGCCCAGAAGAACAGGCCGATGCACAGGAAAGCCGGATAATACGGCTGTGCCGACGGCCACCAGCGGGACCAGGCCCCCAGCGCGAAAACGATCACGGCGATTACGAGAAACAAAACGGCTATCGACATTTCACAAATCCTTCCAGTCCACGCTCTTCTTCTTCGTCCCGTCGATCAGCGCAGTGATGGTGGCGAGCTTCTCGTCGGTCTCCTGTTTCACCGTCTCCATCTCCTCCTGCCTCCGCTTCTCGGCTTCAAGTGCCCAGCGGTGATTGCGCCGTTCGTGCAGATCGCTGCGGATGAAGCCGAGCACGACCGTCAGCAGCACCACGCCCTGCGAAACCAGCGCCTCGGTCAGCGTCTTCGAGGATTCCTCTTTGGCCCGGTCCAGTTTTTCGCTCACCAGCGCCGCCGCCACCGCTGCCGCCGTTGCCGCCTTCTGCGCCATCTCCGCGTTGGCTGCCGCCTGCGAGACCTGCGCGGCCACGGCATCGCCCGTCTCGGTCACTTTGGCTATGGTGTCGAGGTGCTGCCGGGTGGCAAGCGAGGCCGAAGGTCCTTTGGCCGCCCCGAGGCCCGCGGCATAGGTCAGCCGCTCGATCTGGTTCCGCTGCTCGTTGAGCGCCCGGTCGCGCTGGTTGATCTCGTCGCGCAGCTCCTGTTCCGTCTGCACCGCGGGAACGGTTGCCGGGGCCAGCGGAAAGGTCAGCGGAAACAAAGCCGCCCCGAGGCATAAAGCCAGAGAGCGGCCCTGTCGTTGGAGAATCACGCGCGCGTCCGGTCTGTTTACGAGGTTACCGCCGGCGCGGCCACCGCAACGGGCGGCGCGGGGATGGTATTGGCCGCGGTGGCGAGCGAGGCCGAAGTGGCCGCAATCGAGTCGAGCGCCGCCTGATCGGCCGCCGACAGCGTGCCGGGCGAGCTCTGGAAATTCTGGATCAGGGTATCGAGAGCGGTAATGCCGGTATGGATGGATGCGAGGGCCGTGGCTTCTTTGGCGGCCCAGTCGGAAATCTGCGACATGGTGTTTTCTCCCTGGTTTTTCAAGTCTGCGAGAGCGCGCTCGATCCGCGCGAATACTGCCAGCATGCGGGCATCCGGCGGGAAATGAACGTTCAGATCGATTGAGACCGTCATGCGCTCCGTTGTCCGAGTATCGCCCCGCGGAGCCGCGGATGTCTACGGCGCGGCCTGGGATTCGACGAGCGCCCGGAGGCGGGCGATGATGCGGTTCAGTTCGGCGAGATAGTCCTGCATCGCGCGGAGCCAGTCTTCCATGGACTCTTTTTCCCGCTCTGTGAGCCGTTGCAATCGCGCCCCTGCCTGCCTGGATATTTTACCCGAAAGCGCGGCGGTGCGTCATGAAAAAAGGCCGCCTCTTCCACAAGGCGGCCTGGCTGAAAAGGCAATGCACTCAAGTGAGTTCAGGTTAGCCGGGAACGGCGGGGCGGTCAAGAGCGGAACTTACTGGACCCCGGACGACTCACGGATGTAAGTGGCGAAGGTATCCGGCGTGCCGAGATACAGCATCTCGACGCCGTCATTTCGAGTGACCCAGAAGTGAGTGATATCAACATCGTCATCAGCAGGGAAGACGACCTGATTGAATTCGAGGATGAGGCCTTTTAGCTGCTCCTCAGTCTCGGCCAGTCCTTCGCGCAGGATTTCCATAAGTTCACAGGTCCAGTGATTCCTCAAGCGCGCACTCGAACGTCCATGGGCATTCGGTGGGGAACTTATCCTCGAAAATCGTCGTTTCAAGCGCCGCCTTCATGACTGCGAGCTTATAAGCGCGCTGCATGTCTGCGGCGATCCGGGGGCGGAAACTCGGGCTGTCGGCCACGATGGCCTGGATGTCTTCGCGCTGCGTGTGGATGGTCGAGAGCCAGCTTCGCGAACGCCTGTCAGGCTGGTACCGCCATTTGAGCAGATGAGTCAGCAGAACCCGCATCCGGCTTTTTAACCCGCGATAGTCCCGCTTGCCCATGCTCTCGATTTCCTCCGCCAGTGCTTCCCAATCGAGAGCCGCAAGGTCGCGCTCGCGCAGCCTGCGCGCCATGTCCTGCGTCCAGATGTAGAAATCGGTGTCGTAAAGCTGCTCGGCGTCGACCATTTAATCCCCCTCGGAACTACGAAATTGGATTCTGCGGTTTCCCGTGAGGTACCGAATAAACTGAATAGTTTGGACCAGATGTTTGCAGCGCGCGTACGGAGACCCCCGGCCTCGATTAGATTCATCCCAGGACTTGATTGCGGCGGTGTCCTCGGGTGAAAACGTCAGGGCTAGAGAACCATCATCATTGAGAACCCAGCCGATGATTTTTACGCACTTCCGAACCCTATAGTCCATCCGCTCTATTTCGATCATCCGCTCAATGTGTTTCCTGACTTGGTCGGCAGGCATCGTGGCGAGACGCTCTGCCATTCCTTTCAGTTCCTCTGCCTCATACCGCTCTTTGGCGATTCTCTTTTTCTCGCGCAGGTTTTCATTTCGATCAGATGGCTCTTGAAGGGCTGCCTGTACGGCTGCCGTAACCGCTGCTGGCGGGACTGGCACAGCCACCTGTACCGTAAACGATAATGCCTCAACCGGCTGAAAGTCGCTGACTCCGAGTAATGTTTTATGCGAGGCAACAAATTGCCGCACGCTTTCGAGACAATCCACAGAGAACCACTCGGTGCAGCCGTCTCCGGACGGCTTCGATGCGATCCTCATCTCACTGAACATCAGATGAATTGCCTGCTCGACAGATCGCGGACGCTTCGAACAGTCCACGTAGAAACTGGCTGACAGGTCTATCCGTTCGCGCAACTGCCGGACGCGCTGGATGATGTCCTTGCTGATTCCGATCTTGAAGAATGGCTGATCCCTGTCCCGCAGGAAGTACAGCCTGGCGCTGCTTTGTTCTGCCGTCACTTGGTGGCTCTCCTAAGCCGAGGATGAGCCACCGTAGGAGCGATGGCCCTTCGGTCCTCATCCGATGCGGGTAATTAGTCCGCGAAGATCATTTTACACCTAAGCCACCCCGAATAAATCCAGTCCCGCAAACGCCGCCGCCCCGTGCTCCGCCACCAGCCGCCGCGACTCTTCCTCCTGCCACGGCACCGCGTCCACATCGAGATACCGCAGCAGATCCCCGTACGGCTCCCACCACGACGCGGGCACGGTCTGAAAGGTAAAGGGGCCCGGCCAGTCTTCGGGCGGCTCGGGCCTGTCGAGCGCCAGGGCGATGGGCCCGGCTTTGTTCCAGCCGACAGCCGCCGTCCGGCTGTTGTAAATCGCCAGATTGTACTGCCCGTCGATCTCGCTCACCGGCTTCGCCGGCCAGCGCAGCCGCTCGGTGATCTTGTAGAGCGCATGCTTGGCCCGCAGCCGCCGCTCCGATGCGCCCCACAGGTGCAGGATGCCGCCTTCGCCCTGTGCAACCGGCCTTGACGGGCGCAGCGCCATGCCCTGGGGCTCCCGCGCATGGAAGCGGTCGCCCGACCAGCCGAGGCGCGGATCGTCCTGGAAGGCCGCGGAGAACCAGCGGTTCGCCCACACGCCGTTTGCGTGGTAACGGTCTATCGAGCCGCGCAGGTTGTAGCCGGGAAGCTGCAGGATGTGGCCGGGCGGAAGCTCTTCGATCCTGCGCCGGACAGTATCGAGCAGATTGCCGGTCAGGATTTCGTCGGCGTCCACGATGGCGATGTGGGTAGCGCCCATGTCCCGGGCGTCATTGAGCAAATATTGGCGATGCGCCATCTCATCCCATTGCGGATTGTCCTCGATGGTCCACGAAACACGGCGCGGGGCATACTCCCGCTGAATGTCAGCGATGATCTGGAAGCTATTGTCGGTACAGGAGTGCAGCAGAATGCAGATGGCATCGCACCAGGCGAGCGCGGCGCGGGCGCTGAGGCCCAGCACCCAGGCTTCGTTGCGCACCGGCATGAGGGCGACCAGTTTCATTTCAGAGCCATAATCCGGGCCTGCAGTTCGGCCGCTGCCTTTTTCGCCCGTTCCTTCAGAATGTCCTCGACCTCGGTGCGCACGACCATCAGCGTTAACGTGAGTGCCACCGACCAGTGCGAATGCCTCCACACCGTCGCAATCAACGCCACTGCCAGGATTAAACGGACCAGCGTCTCCATCGCGATCAGCCTCGCTCTGCTCATTTCAGTTTCAATCCGGGAACTCCACCCGTCCGAAACGGCGTTCGGTTGCCACGTCATTGCCTTCGGCGATGAATTGCCCTGCGTCGTCTTTGCGGTACAGCAGGACGCACTGGGTGCCGTCGTCCCAGCGCTCAATGCGGAAACAGCGGTTCGTCACGTCGATGCCGTCCAAGAGCACCGGACCCATGGGGCCGCGGAACAGGTTGCCGGGCTTGCCGGTCGGATAGCGGGCATCCCAGAACTCAAGGAGTTTCATACGTAGCTGCCGTCCGCAATCAATATCGTCTTATCGCTCTCCCCGCCCTTGTATGCGAACACCTCCGGCGCACACGTCAGCCGCATCCCCAGCCGCCATGCAATGACGCTCGCCGCCGTCTGATCGTGGCGATGGCCCCGCACATCCCCGGGGCCGCACGAATAGCATTTCATGGCCTGATACCGGTCTGGCGGCGCGTCGTCGCAATCCGGGTGATCGCGGTTGATCCACGGGCCGCAGAAGGCCTGGGTTTCGCTTGCCAGGCGGTAGTATTCGCCGAGGAACGCGCGGCCCGCCGGATGGCGCAGGGAAAGGCCGAACGCGGTAGCGACCACATGCGGGATATCGCGGTTAAGCATCCGGGCAGGGCCGATGGGCCCGCCGAATAAATCCGCATAGGCGCTGTCGGCCGTCCACTCGTAATTCGACCAGCCGTAGTTGCGGGCAAACCAGTAGCCGTCGCGCTCGATCCGCTCCCAGAGCGGCGTCATGTCGGCTGCCGGCAGAATCGAGGCGTCGCACCAGAGGAGGGTGCCGAAGCTCTGCCGCGCCGCTTCCTGCAGGGCGTAGGCTTTGAAGGCGTAGGGCACAGCCTTATGCTCGGGCGAACCGGACGGCAGGCCGCCGAAGAGCATCTGGACGACGTTCTGCCGGTCGAGCTCCCGCGCCATGCGGGCCATGCCGCGCTTATAGCGGGAGGTGGTGGCGACGCAAACGACGGCGCGGGTCATGACCTGCTGATCACCAGATTCGTGCTGTTGCAAAGCACCGCCTTGTACCCGGCCCGCGTGGCCGCCTGCAGCAGCTCCGTCGTGCGCCCGTCATGCTCGACACAGCAGCAGTGCGGCTGGTAGCCCAGCGCCAGCATGCGCAGGAACAGGTCCGCCGAGCACCCCTCGGCGTCGATCGACCAGAAGTCCGCCCCGCCGAACTGCAGCACGATCTGTTCGAGCGTAATCGCCGGGACCATCAGCCTGCCGCGGAATACCGTTTGCCCCTTCCAGCGCTCGTACTCCTCGTCGCTCGACGTGCTCACGGCGTCGTCCGTGATGTGGAGCGAGATAATGCCGGGCTGCAGCCCCACCGCCGCCTGGATGATCGTGATGCGGGGCTCGTCGCCGTATTCGGCCAGCAGGTTGAGCACGGGGCGGGGCGAAGGTTCGATGCAGACGCCCGACCAGCCGAGCTGGTAGAGGGCGCGGGTGTTCGAGAAGCATTCGGGGTGGTAGGCGCCGATATCGAGGAAGCGGCCCGCTGGTTTGCCTTCGAAGGCGGCGAGGATGGCCTTCTGTTCGCCGTACTGGGAATAATCGGTCATCGAATGGCTTCCTCGAAACACAGGACTTCCTGAGAGAGCCGTTTCGCCGCGATTTCGCAGTAGCGCTCGTTAATGTCGATGCCTACGCCCTTGCGGTTCAACTCCTTTGCGGCAAACAAAGTCGTTCCGCTTCCCATGAACGGATCGAGGATTGATGTCCCGCTGAATCTTCCGATCAGCCAGCGCATCACGGCCTGAGGTTTCGGGCTTGGATGGTCGGGCTTGTATCCGCCGATTGTGCAATGGAAGAAATCCTGAGAATTGCAATGCAGGCTTGCGCCCGCTATCCCGAAGACCATGCAGGGTATCCAGTTCCCGAATCCGAAAGCTCCCCGCGTCATGCCGTTGCTGATGTAGGCAGCCAATGTCCATTGATACTCAAGGTGCGCAATACGAGCCGGGACCTTCGCAAGGTTGGAAACGCCAGGCATGATAGCCAGAACATCGGTCAAACGAGCCGCTTCGAACATCCAATCCATCGGCAGGTACCCGTCCCATCCGGCCTTGTTTACTCCGTAGGGAGGATCGGAGATTATGAGATCGACACGCTCGAGCGTCGGCAGTATTTCCATGCAATTGCCGTGGTAGATCGTGATTCCGGCATGCTCGTAGTAGGGTTTCACGCAGTCGCCTCCGAGCCCGGAAACCCCGCCGCCCGCCGCGCCTCGAAGATGGCCTTCATCTTCCGCCAGTTCTCCGCACTGTTGGCATGCCGGAGGAACGCGGGCATGCGCTCGGCCTGCCCCAGCCGTTCGCCTTCACGCGGCCTGCCCCAGTGATTATGCAGGTGCGTCAGGTCGGGCCGCTGCCAGAAGACGCCCAGCTTCAGCGCCACGCACTGCAGTTCTTCGTCAACATACATGTGGTGATACTCCGACCACATCGGCCCGTTGCCCCCATAGGCGCGGCGGCAGAATTCGCGGCCGATCCATGCCGAGCCCGCCACGCGGTCTATGTATGCTCCGTTCCGGTCGCCCCAGCGGTCGCCGGTCGGCTGCATCACGCCGAAGGTTCCCCGCAGGAGGTACGGTGCCTGTTCGCGAATATAGTCTGCGAAGCTCTCCGTATCAGCCGGATCTTCGCGCTCCGTTTCGATAGTCACCGCACCGACTGTCACCACGTCGGCCGTCTTTATGCTCACGGGGGCGAAATGCGCGGAGCACTCCGCCGCGATCTCCTGCGCCGTATGGTTCGGATCGGGATCGGTGTCGTCGCCAGCGGCTATCGCCCACTCGCACTTCCGGTCCGTCTCCAGTACATGCCTGATGAGCGTATTCACGGCCACCGAATAGCCGGGATACCCGCCGACCATCACGCAGTCGGCTTCGACGGCGTCCGTATCGTCGCGCCACAGGGCGATCTTATAGCCCCGTGCGCGCCATCTGGCCACGGTGGCGTTGACCTCGGCCACGGGCCTTGCGGAGGGAATCGTCAGCCAGCTCACGGCTTCGCCTCCGGGATACGGGCGAGCGCCGCTTTGGCATTGACGGCAGCTTTGATCGATAACCGGTCCTCCAACAGGTCTGCGAGCGCCTTCCGCAGGAGGGCGTTCTCCGCGATTGCCTTCAGGTCTTCGTTGTACCGGTGCGTGAAGTGCGCTACGGCGACCAGCGCCCGTTCCATTTTGGCCTCCAGCGTTTCGTTGCGTTCCTTCAGGTCCGCGAGCGCCTTCCGCAGGAGGGCGTTCTCCGCACAGATATCCGATTCCGGGATCGGCACATCATGTTCGCCATTCACTACACGCTGTCCCCACTCCGCATCTATCGTGATTCCATACTGGTCCGACACTCTCTTGACCAGATGGGAATACAGCTTCTGCAGCTGCTCGCCGTGCCGGGCGAGTATGGCGAGCCGGTCACGCTCCGCTTCCAGTTCCGCGATGCGGGCGCGGGCGGCGTCAAGATCGCGCGCCGTTTTAACCAGTGCCGTTGTCATTCCCGCCCCTCCTCGTCCTTCCGCTCCGCGATCACTGCCACTTTAAACAGAAACACCGCCGCGCCCGCCGCGGCCACGAGCAGCACCACAGCCACGGAAATCAGGCACGCTTTCATGGGATTGCTTCCTCGAAACACAGGACTTCCTGGCTCAGCCGTTTGGCGGCGATCTCGCAGTAGCACTCCTCGATCTCGATGCCGATGGCTGCGCGGCCTAGTTGCTTTGCTGCAACGAGAGTTGACCCACTGCCCGAGAAAGGATCAACTACCAGTCCGCCCTCAGCCACCGAGTAGAAAATCAATCGCTCAAGAAGAGCGACTGGTTTCTGCGTCGGGTGGTTTGCGCCGAGAGGCGTATGGCAGTTCCTGACGTAAATAACGGACCGCTCCATTCTTAGCCCGTCATCCTGCCAAGGTGCTGTTGCGATTCCGCCACGATGCGGTGTAGCGCCACGTTTCTCTGTCCGGTGCGAACGTTTCCATCCCGCTACCGACAAACGCGGTACTTCGTGGCGCAAGTCAGACCACATGCCGTTGTACCACTGGACCGCGATTTCATGGACTCGGTTGAATCGATCGACACAAAATCCGCTTCCGTTCTGTTTTTCCCAGATGATCTCCTGCCCAAACTTCCAGGCCTCAAATTCCCGACCACCCGAAAGAAAAAAGCGGAAGGAGCCAAAACACCACAGACAGTTCGCGGATAAGCATCGCAGCCAGCCGTTGCAGCGAGCGTCCCACTCCAAACTGGTTTCTCCGTATGGGGGATCGGCAATCACAGCATCGGCATTCCCGATTTGGGGCAGAATCTCCCGGCAGTCCCCGTGATAGATCGTGATCCCGCTATGGGGTCCGTAATACGGCTTCATATCGTCACCGGCGCGCCGCCACATACACCACGAGCGCCCAGCCGAGTCCCAGTCCCAGAGCGCAGATCAGCCACACCAGAAGCGCCCACAGCCGCGAACGCCGCGAACGCAGATAACGCCGCGTCGGTTCGGGCCAGGCGGTGCGCCGGAACTCATGCTCTTCCCGTTCCCAGCGCTCAGACACGGGCGGCCTCCATCGCTTCTCTGCAGCGGTCGTCCCACTCGGGCGCGCGCTTCCACGAGGACGACCGCTCCAGCAGGTCCGCGCCGTAGTACTGCGTGTTCGCGCCGTGAATGGAGCAGATCATGGGGGGTTCCACGTGAATCAGACTTTCACTCACGCTGCAGCTTTTCACGCCGATACTTTTCACGCCCCGCAGCCATGCGGTATCCTCGCCTGTGGCGCCTCTGGCCTTCGGCAGCGCCTCGAACGGGCGGCGTTCCCAGGTGGCACGCCAGTAGGCGAGGGATGAGCCGAGGCA